CCTTTATACAGGTTATAGCGTTGACCCTATACTATTGAAAGAATGAGTTGTTGAGTGACTAACGACTCATCACCAATAGGAAAGAAGGTTTGTATGACTATGAAGAAGTGCTATAGATGTTGGGAAGAGTTTGACTTGTCTATGTTCCCTCAACGTAAAGGTAAGCCAATGGGAGTATGCACCACATGTTACGCTACTCACTATGGAAACCCTGACAAGGTTGAAGAGAAGAGGATAGAGTTGGAGAAGCAATCATATAAGCGCAAGGTCGAAGCGCATAACGAACTGTTGGCAGAGATTATGAAATGCGGCTGTGTGGACTGTGGAGAGAAAAACCCCATTGTCTTAGAGTTTGATCATAGAGATCCAAATCAAAAGATAGCAAATGTTGGCAAACTTCGATATGGCTCAACTAAACAACTCAAAGAAGAATTAGCCAAGTGCGATGTTGTTTGTGCTAACTGTCATAGAAAAAGGACAGCAAAGATGTTTGGAAGTTGGAGAAACCTTCTCCTTGAAGAGAATTGAAAAGAAAGATTATATGAATAAAGTGTATCGAGTCAAAAACAAATCTTGTGAAGTTGGGTTTCCTTTTGAACCTGGAGACATTGTATCTCTGTGTAGAGATACAGGAAAACTTACAGTAAATTCGGCGGAGTATGAGGATCATGACATCACTCCAGTAGACCTCGAACAACGTTCAATGTTCGAAAAATTAGAATACAATTCAGAAGTTGAATATGTTGGAACGCCTGAATATTTCAAAGATTTGAAAAACAACAATATTCAAATCTTCGAAGGCGCCCAATTGAAATTGAAACAGATAGATTCCTATCTTGGTGAATGTGTTATTTTTGATGATATCAGAAAAGAGGAATTTAGAGTACCAATCAGAGAAATAAAAATTAAGTAAGCTCAGCAAATCTTATCATAATCAGGGCTTTGTCTTATTGTCTCTTTATAAGAGTTTTACAACTCCAAACTTTCCTGGCGTTCGATTTCTTGGGTAGCCTTATTTAGGGACATAAGTTGTTCTGCTATTTTACGAACCTTCTTTAGGGCTTGTTCTCTTACAGAAGCTTCCATTGTATCTGACCTTTCTTCTGTATCTTCTGAAGATCCAACTTCAGAAGATTGAGGAACTTGGGCTTCAAGAACCAAAAGACGTTGAAGTAGCTTGTCTCTTGTAATCAGAAGTCGCTTATAATAAAGACTGTCTTCTATTCTCTTGTCATTCATATTCAAACAACCTGTTACTCAAACAACCTGTCCATTCACCAAGCATCCAATCCGTTCATCACTCAAAGATACAAATGTTCTTGATGTAATCCACCACAAACGATAATCTGTATCTCTAAGTCTAATGAAACGTTCCCAAGCATTGAACATGTCTTGGTCGTTCGCATGTTGGTTGTTCGTGAGGAACATTGATGTTCTTAGAATTGTATGATAGATTAGTTCTTCATACAAAGATACATCTTCAACTACAAAGAACTTACTTTTGCCTGGAAAGAGCCTAAAGGATTGTGGCTCGTAGCATCGGGCATCCATGGGAATTGTTTGATGTCCATAAAAGTTTCCATCAAGAATAAGTGTTTGATTGTTGGGACTTTCATTTACAATCTCAAGGAGATCGCCCTCTTTTAGAGTCTCACATAGTTTTTGATAACCGGGAATTCTTATGGACATGGCTACACATGACTATATCACACTCTATTGAGACAATCAATAAATGGAACGAAGAAGATTTGACTTCAACCCCCTATGAATTGTTAAAGAATACGGGATTTTTGTAAATTGTTGTTTGTATAAGAAGCCGACTTCAAGGTTTGATATCAAACAGCTCAATGGATAGCAAGCCCTGTGAGCTTTGCTCATGAGCCTTCGGCTCATATGAATGTTGAAAGAATGCGAGGAAATTCGTGAATTGTTGTTGAAAGGTGTGAATGAATGGGGGCAAAGGTCCCAACACCAAAGAAGAAGGTGGTAATGAAATAGAATTACATTCAGTGTCTTTCAATACTCTTTTCAATTCCCCATAATCCCTAATAAATCCCGGACAAATCCTAACATAATACACTCACAAACCTCAAATAAATCCCTGAAATAAACCTGAAATAAAAAGAGAGAATTGTCCACAATTTACGGGAAATTCTCTCAAGTCAATTATCTGTCTTCTGTGTTAGGTTTATGCTTGGTTTGTGTATTTGATTTCACTTATCTTCTTTTTCCATTTGTTCTTTGAACTTCAAAGAGAACCTCACAAAGGCTCTCTTTTTTTTCGTTTCTTTCTTCTTTTTCTTTGTATCCATGTATGTTGATCCGGGCAGTTTAATTCCGGAGATGTACGTGGTCGCAATAGCTCCCTTTGTTTGTCCAATACCAGGAGGAACACTAAGTGTTTTTACTTTGTACGGAATATGCTGATATTGGGTTGGGAATGTTTCCTCCATCAGCTCAATAGCAGTTCTCTTCCTATCTAAAATTTCCAAGATTTCATCAAAGACGTATGTTGGAGTATCGCTCTTCATTGAAGTCATTTTCAAAGCAAAGACAACTGCTGATAAATCATAAAGCATATCGATTGCAAACTTCTTTGCTGTTTTTGAAGCCATTCTACCTGCGTCTCCCTTTTCTCCATCAAAGTGAAATAGACTTTCACTGTCAGGACGATCAAAAGTATAGAACTGTCTTTCCGCAATACGTGCAATTCTTTGAAAGAGATTTTCTTTGGTGCTTTCTGATTGTGAAGCCTCGCAGTCGATCGCATAACATTTTTCATCACCATTATATTCAAGCATTTCAAGATGCTTTCTAAAACGAAGAACTTCGCTTTCAATCAGCTTTTTTTTGGCTTCCTCGGACGGCTCGGGATTGCTTCGAAAAAGACCAGAAGGTGCCCTGTCTTTCTCAAAGACTTCTTCTCCCTCTTTATCAAGACCAACCAAGTGTTCGATTATTTTTTCGGTTGTGACACACTTCGTGAGTGGATCATATGAGCATTCATTTTCTTCAATCATAGTTCAATCCTTCAAAACAGAAAATAGAACCACCCATACCAGCCAGAAATATAGCCAAAAGCATATGTCAACAGAAGGAGCAGCCCTAAGAAAAGGATAAACGAGAAAGGTTCATTTGGTTTCTTCATCGGCTGTTTTCAGCTCTGCTTCCTTCTTTTCAAGGTGTTCCCAAAGAGCCATTTCCAAGATTTCGGCAGTCTTCATGCAAGCTTTGTAAGAGTCGTTGATTTCAAGAACTTCCCTCACGTATTGACTTACTGAACCTTCGAATCGCATTCTGACACAGACTCTTTTTAGGAAACTATCTACAGCTTTTTCGAAAACTCTAGGTCCGAAAAGAAAGTTGCAAAGTAGTGCAACTTGGTCTTCAACACTTCCAGGACTCTGTCCATACATTGCAGGTCTTTTCAAGATTGAACGAAGAACTTGTAAAATTTCTTCGTGATGGACAAAGTTGTCACCTTCTTGAATGTTCATAAAATGTATGCTCCACTTTCTTTTGCTTTTTGTAGGTCTTCGAAAAACTTCTTATCTTCAATTTCGTCAGCAATCGGGATTTTGAAATCACCTATTGCGAAATCCCATTCAAGTTCAATTAAATCTTCGCCAATCAAAGAGGCGCGGCGGGGATAATAACCTCCTGTGCCATCATAAACCATCTGTCTATCCACTGACCACGAAGAGTGTTCTTGCCAAAATCTAACTTTTTGGAATATTTGATGGAAAAAGTGGAGGTCTGAAAGTTCTATCCCTTTTGAGGTTGGAGAATTTTGGTAAAGTTCTTGAAACTCTAAGAACTTTTTTATGAAGAGGCAATCGACCTTCGTGTCCACAGTCAATAAAAGTTTTGTTGTGGTTGTATCTATACTTCCAATAAAACCATCAGGCTCTCTAACCTTCGCACGAAGTGATTGAACGCTTCCACCAATCAAATAGAAAATTGGTTCCGAACTTTCATCTGCTGTCATCATTGGAGATAGTGGAAGAGAACAATCAATAAGTAACTGTCCACTTTCTTTGTCAAAATTTAGTGATTTGAATGTGGTCATGTTTTCAGAATGGGGACGAAAAACATTTTTCTATCAAATATCTGCGCAGCTATGTTGAAATTTATGTAAGAGGTCCACTCTGTAGAGCCAGGTTTTTCAACACCATTTAGAGTGTGTCTAGAATCTAAGAACGAATCATACTTCGGATTTTCAAGGTTGGTTATCAATCCCCACACCCAAAAACGATCAGAATGCTGCTTCAATAAATTGATTTGAGCGATCGCTAACCCTCCAGAAAATTCTATGGATGGGTTATGTAATTTTGAAACACTGTAAACAATTCCATATGGATATAATCCACCCCATCTTTCATGGGGGCGTGATGCCAATAATACATCACCAGTTTCAAGCATTTGAATTGGTTTCAAATGGATGTAGGAGTTATCGTTCATACTCAATCCTAACAAATTTCTTGCTAAAATTCAATCACCTTTTGAAATGATTTCAATGTAATAGAGTTCTGCTTCCTTTTCTGTCAGGAAAAAGGAAATCTCAAAACGATTTGTTCTTTTATATGGAAGATACGTAAGTTGCCGGAAAGTACGCTGAAAAGTCAGGGCACCCGTTTCTGGATCTCTTCCGCTTATTTTGGATTTTTTCTCGAAGAAAGGCGGCAAGATTTCTTGCGGCGCCTCTACTAGCTTTTCTGGCAGAAGAAAGGAAAACTCTTTTGCAAATTGGCGTGGGGAAACTGGGTTCAAATTCTTCACTTCAAGCAAGATCCCATTTGTACTTTCCTTTGAACGTTCGGAACGAATAGCAATAAGTTGCCCGCGATTGATTACCGAGCAATGAACCATGCTAAAGTTCACATTTTCATTGGTATTAGACATGCTTCAATTGGAACATAGAAATGTAGGTTTTTGGGGTCGCCTGTCCATTTCAAAACAATCATGCTTCCAGACATGACCTTTCCGAAAGGTGGCGATCCCCATTCTGTGTCTTTGTAGTATGCCTTCGGAGTTGTCCAATAGCTTTTAGGATATCCCCTGTCGTACTCTACAGTCTTTGAAGCAAAATCTGGAGTCAGGAATGCCATTGAAAAGTATCTGCCTTCGGGGCAGTGTACAGCTTTTTCAATAAGCACGCCATAGATTTGATCAACCTCGTGAGAAACAATGACTGGTGTCCCAGGCAGTATTTTAGAAGCAGGAACAAGAAGCATCGTCATATGAACCTCATTATCCATAAATAGATGCTGATCATCTGCATGAGTTGCTTCAAAAGACATAACACTGATACTTTGTGAGGTTTCTTTTCCAGTTGTTGTCACGAATGTTGTAACCAGCAAATACTACAATTGTAGCTGGTTCTCCATTGTGTTGAATGAAGCACCAATGGGTCAATTGTTTTTCATTCTTTTCATAATGCCAAGTAGTAAAAGAATGACCGCGTTGGCTTGTGGGATCAGCTCCAACAGGAATCCCCAATATTCTTGGAACAAACTGCATAGCACTACCAGTGTTTTTGTATGTAGGAATTGTCACATCAGGAAGGTCACCGAACATCATTACCTGTTCAAAGGTAGGTCCGTGTTCTTTCTTCCATTTCTCCACATGTTGTATGTGGGCGACCAAATTCAGTTCAAACCCTGTAACAAGAAAATAAGGTTCACCTCGAATAGTGAGAAGTGTGTCACCAACACACACACCAAGAAGATTCTTTGTTTGAACAAAGCTCATAAAACCCAAATCCTTTGTCTATTCCAATCTAGTTTAGGAACTTCAATCCACAATGAAAGTAACTTACCATGAAGTCTTGTTTCAAAGTCCCAATCGTCAGGCAATCCTTGGTTCCTCAAACGTCTCCAATATTTAGAACTGTTTTCAGAACAATCAACATCGAGAAATGACCAATGAACAAATTCATATCGACCATTTTTCGTTCCGTGAAATGAAACATTTTTTTCTATCTCTTTGCAATGAGATTCATCAAAGACCCAAAAATTCACAGAATACCATCGTGGAATTCCAGTGGGAGCATGGCTCATCCACCACACAACACTATCTCCATCCTTTTGTAAAAGGATTCCATTATAGTGAGGAGGATCCTCGCAAGGAATGCAAACTCCAATTGGTTCTCCCGTCGGATAAACCAACGAATCGCCAAGCTTGATTTCTTCTGGATGAATTTTTCTCAAGGTGCCTCAATCTCAATTTGGAGGTCTTCGGGAAGATAGTGTGTAATGAAAGTGTTGGTTCGAACTGACATACCAACATCTACATTCTTGCTTGTCTCCGCGAAGGAGAAAGTTTTTGATTTGAGTGTTTGCCCTTCGGCAATCAGGTCAATATTCCAATCTCTGTACATTGGATTAGAGATCAAAATTTCAATATCATAGATATGATACCCATCAGCAGTGTCATATCTACGCTGCCCGTCAGTATCATTCATCCACTCGCACTCCCAACTATTACCTTCAAATTTTCCATATGCAGGAATCCATCCTGCATTGATAAACTCTAAAATATTTGGGACTCTCCAGTTCCTCCTTCTAAAGGAGTTTTTATTGAACTTTAGATTCAACTTAGAAACAATGAAACAAGGAAATCGTTCCATGGACGGAAGTGGATACCACAACATTTTGCGTCCAATAACAATGTCTCCAACGCAAAGGTCAGAAAGAAAGATTTTTTTGGTCGGCATCATCAATGTTCCGAGGAATGATTAGAAGAGTTTCGTTTTCCACCTTTTTCTTGTTTAGAGAACCGTAAAAATCTCCGGTCTGAGAAACTCGTCCTTCAAAGGTTTCAAATTTTTGAAGCTTATAACCAATTCCCATAATATGATTTTTTGTGATTTTTGGTAATCTGTTACATTCTGAGTTTCCCCAAACTCCGGAAATAAAAATTCCAGACCAGATAACGTGTTTTTCTCTACCTCCAAGCATATTCATCGTCATATTTTCATATGGTGTATGATGGTCATCTTTGAGGATTTTGATATCTGTCACGATAAAGTAAGGACGGTAAACCCTCCTTTGATACTTCGCAACGATAATGTCGCCAACTTGCAGTTCAACAAACTTGATAGTTTGAAACTGGTCTTGAGTATGTTTTCCCATGATTAGATCCAAAAATGAAAGTTATCTATATAACTCTGAGTCAGAAAGGCAAACCAAATTCTCATTCTGGCATATTTCGTGCCATTGATCTCAACAATAGTACATTCACAAACTGGAATGTGCGTAGTGTGATGACCTTTACAAAAGGTTTTTAGAAACCTTGTGGCAGTGTCATCCGGATGTTCATTCTCAAAAGGTTGAATGAAACTCAGCCCTGTCAGTTTGTCCAGCCTGGCTATTCCGCCATTGGTCGAGTCTCGTCGAAATCTTCCATTTTCAATACCTTCAATAACGAAAAAAGGAATTTCATCCTCATCTACAAGGACATGCCCGATTTGAAGGTCGTTGTATGAAATTTTTGTTCTCATATCCCAACTCGAAGTTCAACGACTAAAGCGTCGTTGTGCAATACGCTTGATATTGGAACTTACAGGAACAGGGACGAGGTATTCAAAGAACCCAGCAGGAATGAAAAACTGTGTGTTTGGGGCGTTGACCATAGAAAAGCAATAAACTTCATTATCCCAGTTTTCTCTAGCCGTCCCATGAAACATCACCATCGAACCTTGACTAAGTTCAGTAATGACCTCAAGATTAGGATTTTCCTTTACTTCCGGGGGATGATACATCGAAAAGGTCCATCCGTAGTTAGGGACTACGGGAACCTCAGAAATTCCAGGCGGCAAGACCACACGGAAAGTCATGTGTCGCGTCCAATTACGAGCAAGTGCAATGTTCTGTTCGGTATCCATACTTTATCATAGCACGTGTTGTGCGGATTTTCAAGAAATAATTCAAAAAGCCCGAACAAGTCGGGCTTTTCTTTGGAAAGAATGAAGAATTCAAATAATTGGTGTCTGTTGTGTTGGAGCAGGTTGTGGCGCTGGTGCAGAGGTTGGTGTTTGTGGAGTTTGAGAAGTTGGAGTTTGTGGAGCATTTCCAGGCTGTGCAAGCTGTCCCTCGTCAGGGTTCACAATAACATCGATAACTTTTGTAAGACTTGCATCAAGTTCGGATTTTTGTTGGTCTGTAAACGTCTTGAATACTTCGCCCATCTTTGTATACACCTCGGGATCGGTGAATGACCTTCCTCCACGAATGAGGTTGAGTTTCTCAATCAGATCATCGAGGCTCATCGATGATTGAGGTGTTTGTTGAGTTGGGTCTGCCGGAGGCTGTTCTGCTCCTGGCATTGGAGGTTGAGCTGTTTGTGCAGGAGGTTGAGCAGGAGCAACAGGCGGAACTTGTTGTTCAGCTTGTTCCAACAATACACTTGAAACGGCACTTTCCAATAACCATCCAAGATACTTGAGATTTACTTCTTTGTTCTTATTCTTCATGTTCATTTCCCTTTGTAATTAGGCTTTGAAACGAAAATAAGCCACAACATAATTCTCTCGAAACTCCACCTTCAAATAATCAACAACTTGTTCCTTCACCAGCGTCGCTTGATTGCCCATAGGATCCACCAGTTTGACCTCTAACGCTACCAAATCTTTTAGAGGACGTCTCACCAGGGAGAAATAGTCTTCATTCCCTAAAAGGATTTGGAGTATTGTTGAGCCATCTGCAAGGTGTTCAACAGACATAACCGAACCTGAAAAGCTCTGAATTGGTGGTAATGCTTCGTCGGCATTATCGTTTATATGCCGGAGGTCAACTATCCCAACAAAATAGCCCGAAGGATCAGGTAGTGGAACATAACCAATTAGAGGACCAGACCCGTGTCCAAAGGTTGTGGGTGCGCCCTTTAGGCTGGAGCTGTTTACGTTGACTTGCCCAAAAGAAACCGCAGGAACCGTCCCAGCTAAGATGCTCTCTGTTTCTGCAACGTCCAATAGGTCATCGGACATGAAAACCTTTTCTTCTTCTTGTTCTTGAAACTTCATATCTCAAGTATAGATAGAAAAAAGAAAAAAGAAAAGGCACCCGAAGGTGCCTTTCTACATTCTAGATAGGTTTGGTTTTCAACCAACCGACTTGCGACGCTTGTCCGGGAAGACCGTTCGAGCCACAGCCATCTGATAACTCTTGAAGAGATTGTCATCCTCTTCAATGTCAGCTTGAAGCAACTCCTCGATCTGCTCGGGCTTGTATTGCTTTGCAATGTACTGCAAAGCTTCTCGCTCCTCGCGAGAGAAAGCGTGTCCCTTCGGGAAGAAGCCGAGAGCATTCATTTCTGCTCCAAACTTTGCCATGTCTCCCTTCGTCGAAGCAAGCTTCGCAGCAAAGGCTTTAGCTGCCTTCGACCGCGCCTCCTCGATTTTGGCGTTCAGGGCATCGAGCTTCTCTGGATCCATGTCGTTCGGATTGCCGCCGAAAAGCTGACGAAACTTGTTGAAGCCATCCTGCTCGATGTAAGCAGTCGCCTGGTGCGTGATTCCGAGGTCCTTCGAAATGTTGTGGAAGGTTTCCTCACCATCCTTGTTGTACTCGCGGCGCTGCTCTTCGTCTTCTGCCTGTGCCTGCTCGATTTCCTTCGTCGCAGCCGGAAGCAAAGACTTCAAGGACTTCTTGTCCTTCCACATCGTCACGATCTGGACGGGCGTCACAGGGAAAGCCTTGTTGGTCGAAACGTATTCGAGAACGTTCGACTCGTCGACCTTCGGACTGTACCAACGCTGACCCTTCTTGGCGTCAGAAAACCACTGACGCAAGATCCACTTCTTGAATTCCGGAAGCTCGTTCTTGCTGAGCTTGTTGAAGACCACGTTCTCTTGCTCGCTGAGCATTGCTTTTAGCTCCTCTTGCACGATGCGTTTCACTCGCTCTTGGAGTGTTTCGTGCGGTCGCTTCGTCTTAGTATTCTTTACCATACCACGTCCTGTTCTGTTTTTCAAGTAATATCAATTTCCCGTAAATTCGAGGGTTTTCAAGGTTCTTCACCGTCACCATTTTGGGACGGAACATCTGTTCCTGCCGCTGGAGGTGTCACGGATGATACACCAACAGGAGGCTGATAGACTGCAATTATGCGTTGGAAAGTCTTTACGATCGTATCATAAGCGATGATGGAAATGCCGCCTGAAAGCGTTCCTGCAAGCATACTTCCACCGACAGCCGTTCCAAAAATGTCCGGAACAGGAATTCCGAGGTAGAATGCAGCAATTCCAAAAAGAAAACCAACCAAAAGTGCGTGCCAAGTAAAGGTTAGATAGTACCACTTTCTCCAACCTACAAGGGCAGCAACCTCAGCTTTAGTTGGTTTATCCTTACCAAGGGCAATTCTACGAGCTGTTTGTCCAGACAAACCTATGATGAAAGGAACGACGCCTAAAACTAAAATCCACATAATCTACCTCTGCTTTGAGTAAATAGAGAATGTTTTTCAAACTATTCATCTTCAATTGTTTGACAACAAAAGAGAACCTTTACAACAAGTCCACTCCACTTACTTAGAGATTTGTCAAGGCTATGGTTATGAAACTTATAGGTGACTTCTTTGAAGTTTTTTAGATGAAAAACTCTTTGAACGTTTCCAAAGTAATCCAACAATGTAACTTTTGGATCGTCGAACGTCCGAGGCGAATATATGAATTTCAAATACTCGCGCAGGTCGGCGGGAATCAAAACAAGAACTTCGCCAATGTATTCGTCCCCATGTTGGAACAACTGAAAGTCATGAAAAGAGTAAGGTCCAAGATTTCCCCAACGGAGAAGCATTGGACAATTTTTATCAACAATCGTTTCAAACTCAGTATCAATCATTTGTTCAGGGAAGTTTTGACAAACCCCATCCAATCAAAGATCCAATAACAAGTGTTCCAATCAAGGACAACACAAGAGTAAACTTTTCTCTTCTGCTCCACCCAACATCACGAGAAACTCTTTCAAGTTCTTCAAGGGCTCGATCTCTTCCAGAGTTCGCCATGTTTAGTTGAACTTGAAAGGCTTGTTGGTCTGCTTCCCTTGAAACATTGATTGTCTCAATGTTGGTTCTTGCCCAAAGTCTTGTTATTCCAACACGCCTGTTCATTTCCTCAATCAAGTTTCTTTGAACGAAAACAAAGTTTGTCATAATCCATGACAAAGCTTCATTGTTCAAAAGAATGCCAGCAAAAGGAGCACGTTGTCCTTCAGACAACAACGTTTGAAGTGCTCCAATGTTTGATGGAGGAGCTCCAACTGACATTGTTGGTTCTACAAGTTCAAATCTTGGTGGTTCTGGTATTTCTTGAGCACTGACCTGAAATGTTGTGGATATCATAACTGCAACCAACACAGATGAAACAAATTTATGCATTTTCAATTTCTATGCTCCCATTTACTTGGTTTCCAAATACAGACCATCCTGTTCGCTCTCGCCGAGCGAACATTTCAAGTTTCTTTTGTGTTGGAAACATTTTTTCAATTATGTCTTGCACTTCTTCCGGCTTAGAAGAATGTGTTGTGAGTTTCTGTGAAAGAAACTGTTTTGCGTTTCTAACTCCTCTTGGTGAAGGTATCTTACCTCGTTTGCCAACAAGAACAAACTCACATTGTGTCATTGTGTAATATCCAGGGTTTGTCCTTTGTTTGTCCCAAACAAACGCAACTTGTTTGTATTGAAAACCCCAAGACTTCATAAGTTCAATGGCTTCATTCAATAAAGGTCCAGTTGCCCACATAAAAAGGAGACAATCTTTCTCTGAAAGTTTTTTGACATTCATCTTTTTCAAATCACTCAAAGACATTGTTGAATAATGATGTTGAGCACTTGAGTTGATTTTGTTTCCCAAAAATACTTTCTCTTTATATTGCCAAGGTGGATCAGCAACAATGATATCAAACTTTTCACTCATTGGGGTTTTTCTTGTTGATAGACTTCAATGCCAAAGACCTCATTTAGTCTTCTTTGCATTTCTTTTGGATCTTTGCGCGATTCCTCAATGATAGTTTTCAATTCGTCTTCTCTTTGACGAACAACTTGTTTCAAACGTTCATCATGAAGTTCTTCAATTGCTAAAAGCATCTCATTATATCGAGCAAGGATTTCAATTTGTTTTTGCTCTTCACGTGCTCTGATAGTTTCAAGTTCACGAATGTGAAGTTGGTATTCTTCTTCACGTGAACGATATCCTTCTAACAGTCGTCTATAGTTTTGATTATCAACGCGGTTCTTACCAAACAAAAGAAAAAGGGCTAAAGCACCAATAGCGAATGCAATAGCCCATCCCCATTTTTTGAACCACGCCCAAACAATCAAAAGTTTTTGTTTGGTCGTTTCTTTCATTTTAGTTCAAGGCTCCAATCTTGCCAGATTTTGGCAATAAATTAGTTTGCTCTTGCTCCTCCTGATAGTCTAACTCTTGTTCCATTAGATTGAGGATTTCATCTTGAATGGTTGCAATATCAACCATAACTTCCTGATTTTCACGAGATATCGAAATGAGTTGGTTGACATTCGCTGTAAGATTATAAACAACCTTTTCAAGGTCGTCAATCTTTTGTCTTTCTGTGCTGTCATCAATCATTTTCATTCCAGTTTTGAATAGCTTCACGAGCATCTTTTTTATCATGGTGCTCTCCTTTTTGTATCTCTTTTCGGTGTTCTACGAAGCGTTCTTCAAGGAGAGAATACAAGTGATCATAGTCATTGATGTCATCAATGGCTTTCTGCTTGTTCTTCCAAGAATGAGCTTCATCAATGAGGCTCATTACGCGTTCGTCACGAACAGACATTCTTTCAAGGACAAACCCAAGAAACTGCTGAAAGGCAATTCCCTTTTCAAAGAGAACTTTGCGACCTTCTAAAAGCAATAATGGGTCAACCTCGCTGACAATAAGTCGAGGACTAAATGACTTCTTCTTTTTCTTCTTCATGTTCAGCCTCCGCCAACTGGCCAAGCACCAACTGCAAGTGGAGCTTGTGGGTCTTCTTGTTGTTCAACAGAAAGACTATAGTTGGTTTGAAGAATGGTCATGAGTTGTTCAGCCATCGCCTCGTTGTAGTTATTCAGGATATAAGTTCTTGCTCTATTCAAGATTGTGGTTCTTGGATCAAGAAGTTGGTCATAATTTTCGACCAATCTTGCAACTGCACCTGCAAACTTTGCAAGGTCCAATCGCGGAGTTTTCATTGCTGCTTGAGAAGGTTGAGCTTCGCCTTCGGCTGCTGGTGTGTCACCGCCGCTGCCACCGCCAAGATCAAAATCAAGACCGCCTGCGTCTGCACCAGCATCTCCGCCAGCATCATCAGCAGGTTCGTCTGGAGTTTCTTCTTCATCTGCTGGAGGTTCGGTTTGTTCATTCAAAATTCCTGCAAGTTTTTGAAGACGAGCTTTTTCAAACTTCATTCCTTCATAAACAGATTGAGTTGGAATTGCTTCACGTTCATATCGAACAAGATATCTATCAACCTTCATATCAAGGGAGTTGTCCGCAGGGACCTGCGTTGCAAAGTCTCCTCGGCGCTGATCTTGTTGATATTGTGGAGGCGAGACTTGTTCTTTGAAAATTAGAGATTTGATGCTCATGATCTTCTTCCTGACATTGGAGGAACAACTCCAGTTGGTACACGCTCCGGTCCAACTGTTGACGCAACAGGTGGTGTTGCTGAACCCATTCTACTTTGAACTGTATCTGGCATTGATGGAGGAGTACCAGCAACATCATCAATTGGTGGAACACTTGAGTTATGATCAAGTGTGATGACCTTTGTTGGTTCGCTTGAACCAATCGGTTGAATAAGCCACAAGTCTTTGAGGTTTGCATTTTCTGCAACGCTCATTCTAGCTTCGATTACTTGCCAGTTCAACTCTTTCATTGTTGCATTCAAGTACATGCGCTTGTCATTCACATAATCACGATAGTAAGCATGTTCCCAAACATCCATAACAATCACAGGAATTGCTCCAAGTGGGATGTTCACATTGTGTTCATCAATCATCACATTTTGATATGTGTTCGTATAAGGCTCATACACACAAAGTGCCCAACCATTTCTTGCTGCCATGGCACAAGCAATGAAATCGAACTGCCAGTTATCAAATGAACCGAAATCTCTTTGAAGTCTCATGAAAGGTAATGATGCATAAGAGATTTTTGAAGTCAAATCTCCAATATTCCCGAAGTAAAGTTCATGGAGTTTTGCTCCATTGAAGTTATAAGCTTGATCACCTTTCAATGATCTCCAAGCCGAAGAAGCTGAGTTGCTGTCAAGTTTGGAAGCAGCTACAAGGTTTGAGGTGTCCTTGTTGTAGCTGTCAACGTATTGTTTGTAAAGCGTCTCGTGGGCTTCTTTTGTGCGTTGGGACTGAGCCTCGGATTTATTGATGAAGGATTTTGGAAGAAGGATGGTCGCCTGCTCCTTGAGAACAGCAGGGTCTTGCTTCTTCGTTTCTTCCTTGAGTGACTTGACATTCACTCCGGATTTTTCAAGAGCATTGCGAGCTGCCTCTCTTGATAAACTTTCAATAAATTTCTTGCTAATATTCATCGTTGTGCCTTCTTTTTAGAATGCTTCAATACGAATAAATAGGATACTCAATCTTGTTCTATGAGATAACACAAAAAAAGGAAAGCCCAAAAACTTGGGCTTTCCTTTATAGGAGGAATAGGAAGTAAACTATTTCATTCTGTTTTTAGTTTACGAACCTTTGAATAGAATGTAGACAACCCAAAGTTACTTTCATCGTATTGTCCAACAACAATGTCGTAAGGTCTGATATCTTGTTTGTTCTTTGAAGGATCATAACCCCAAACAAAGACGAGTTGCTGAACTTCATCTTGTCCATAGATGCGCATCTTCATGAAGGTCTTGCCAGTTTTAGTCTTTTTGACTTCTGTTGAAGAGACAATTCCCCAAACAAGGTCGTTCTTTGACGTTCTCATATTCAGAGGAAGAATAGAGTGCTCTATGAACTTATCCTTTAGTTTCTGTGGAATAATGAAATCAATGTCAACAGATCCGGCAAGTTGTTGGAAGAAACCAATCTTTTCCTGCGAAGTCCACGCAGGAATACTTTGAGCTTCCTCAATCAGTTTGACAAGGAGTTCTTCATGATTTCTGTTCTTCTTTCGAGAACATGCACGTTTCAATTCATCAGCATGATCAACAACAACATAGTGAAGTGCAGCATAGTTTGGAAACTGCTTCCCAACTCCAACGATATCCATCGAGGAAAGTCCCTCAAGTTTGATTATCGTTGAAAGAGCTCGCTTATTGAACTTGGAATGCCTCCAGTTGCCTCCGCTATCCCAAAGCAAATCTTCAACAGTTTTGTAAGGACGATAACGATTTAGTTCGCTTTGAACGGCTGCTCCAAAATGTTTGATCGTATTGAATGATGGAAGGATTAGATTGTCCTTGATAATAACGATGTTTTCGCTAAGGTTGATATCCGGTCTTTCAATCTTGTATCCAAGTGCCTTCAACTCATTTTGAGCAATAACCTTTGGGTCTTCACCTGTTGCTGTCTTTCCCTTCGATGTTGAACAGTAGTCAAGATATGAAGCACACCATTCATCAGGGTGATATGTCATGAACCATGCACAAATGTAGGAGTTGATTGCATATGCAACAGCATGAGCTTTGTTGAATGAGTAAGCAACCAACTTTTCCATCTTGTCAAAGATTTGACCAGAAACATATTCCGAAATATCGTTTGTTTCCTTGCACTTCATGATGAAGTCATTTCGAAGAATGTTTCTCTGACGTTCAGCTTCTTCCTTGTTTGAAATATCTTTCTTTGTGAAAGCTTTTCTAATGCTGTCGGTTTCTTCCAAAGGAAGACCAGCAAGTTTGTGGTAAATCATCTGCAACTGCTCTTGGAAGATAAGCAGTCCAGAAGTTTCAGCAAACACTTCCTTCAAAAGTGGATGTTCAAACTCAACAGTCTCCGGATTTTTTCGGTTATTCAAGAATAGTTCATCAACCTTCAAAGAAAGAGGTCCCGGACGGAAAATGGAAGTTGCGATTGCAATGTCTTGAATACTCTTCGGTTTCATTTCTGCCATGAACTTTTGAGTATTCTCTTTGATGAACTGGAAAATGCCTGCATACTTTCCGTCCCAATAGACGGTTTTGTAAACGTGCATATCATCCATTGCGTTATTGTCCGGATGAAGATTTTGGTAGAACCAATTTCTTACGTCTTTGAACGTAACATAACGTCTTCCATTCTTCTTTAGAATGCGACGAATTGTATCTTCAAACATTCGAAGAGTTCCGAGTCCCAAGATATCGAACTTCAAGAAACCAAAGTTCTCAAGATGACGAAAGTTCAAACCTTCAGACCATGGAGTTTGAAGACCACCTTTTGCCTTGATGATAGGCATATTGTTTTTCGTATCATTTGAAATGATAACGCCGCCAGCATGTCTTGAAATAGTTCTCATTTGTTTGAACAGAACGTTCAAAGCTTCACGGAACTTTGGATGCGACTTCTCCATTTCTTCAATGAAACTCTTGAAAGATTTGGAATCACGTTCAGCAACTTCGAACGTAAACTCCCAAACTTGAGCATCGAAGCCTGGTTGTTGTTTTGCAACCTCCATAGCTTCTGCCTTCATCTTTGCTGTGTAATTGTTCACAACATCGAAAGGAACATCATACAAGCGAGCAAGGTCTTTGCAAAGAGAAGCTACTTGAAGCTGAGCAAAGTTTGAAACTGGAATGACGTTCTCGTCACCGAAATATGAAATGAGTGTTTTGACGGCAGCATCTCTGTCAGAGAAGTCGCTGTCGATATCAGGGAAACCTTTCTTCTTCTTGGTCAAGAACCTTTCAAAGATAAGTCCGAAACGAATTGGGTCAACTTGTGTAATCCCAATGATATATGAAAGCAAAGAGCCACCAGCAGAGCCACGAGCAGCTCCAATAAGTTGGTTTTCGCTAATCAACTCCATGATCTTCGCATATGTCAAGAAATACTTCTCGAACTTCAACTCTTTGATTACTTGAAGTTCATGCTTCAAACGATCAACATATTCATTGAAGTTTGACTTCTCTTCAAGTTTTCTGGTCTTCATTCCCTCCTTCGCAAGAGAGACAAGAGCGTTGAAAGCTTGAGTGTCCTCATCTTTACCAGATGCTTGAAGCTCATCAAGTTTATCTGCACTAACAAGCTTTTCGAGAACAGGAAGTTTTACAGTTCGGTCAGGTTCGGGATTTTCGATTTGCTCATGAGCAATCGACCAAGTACGCTCGATTGCATCACAAATCATGTCATTGTCATAGAAATCGTAAACGCCCTTACCAGTCTCCAAGTAAGAAGCCCAAACTTGTTCTGCATTCTTTGGGTACAGATGACACTCAAGTTCATCGATAGATTTTGGAATGTTGTCGGAACTAAGCTCCTGCTTGAACATCTGTTGTTTTGCCATCATTTTGTAGATGGTTCGTTCTCTCCAGTGTTCAGGACGAGCATAGTGAGCATCAACAGTTACAATGCAAGGAATTCCAGTTCGTTTACTGTTTTCGATAAGATGGAAGTTCAAAAGGTGCTGAGCTGGGATTTTGTTGAATTGAAGTTCCCAATAGAAGTTTTCTTCTCCAAGTGCCCATTGAAACTTTTGTCCAAGCTTCGTCAACTCTTCTTGGATTTTGTCGAAGTTGTCCATGTTTGGACCCCACTTACTAAAGTCGGGTTCAATCTGATTGTCATAGATGATTTTTGCTGGTTCTCCACCCATGCAATTATGCACGCAAACATTATCTGCAAAGAATGTATGGGTGTTTTCGACTTCAATATCAAAAACATCCTCACACTCCTCAACTTCTTCAATTTCGACTAGTTCGACAAATTTCATTTAGAATTTCTTTCTGCACTTTTTGGAAGTTTGTATAGATGTCGTGCTCCCAAATGACTAGGACATCATACCCTATTTTTTCGGCAGTTTCAACTTTTTGCTGGTCAGCAAGCCACACGTTTTCACATGGAGTTTCTCCCTTTCCAGGGAGCTTTATCTTGTCGCCCTTGGTCCAAAAACGTTTATCACAATGCCAATATGTTCCATTTACCTCAATTACTAAATTGTTTTTTGGAATGAAGAAATCATAGACGTAAGTCTTTCTTCCAAAGATGTCTGGATTATTAGTTTTGATTTGAAATTGAGAACAAAATTGTACACCTTCTTCAAGAAGAAAACTAGAAATCATTCTTTCGGTTCTTGGACTTTGCACCTTTTTCAAAGAAGCCAATGCACCCTTAGTTGCAAGAACAGAGATTTTCTTTTCTGCTTCTTCTTTTGAAAATCCTCGTGAAATGTAAAACTCAATACACCTTGGAGAATTTTTTCTTCGTCCCTCAACCCCTCTTCTTTTTGCCACTTCAAAATAAGAGCCAGTCCTATTTCTTATCTCTACTGTCTGCTTTTGTCCTTTCAAGGCAAAATTCATGAGCTCTTTCTCATTATATCGATATTGAAGTTTGAAGGAATTTGGCTGCTTGTTATAACTTTTATTGTCTGGAATAAGACCGAGAGAAGTAAGAATTTTTCCAAGCTGTTTCTTTGAAAAAGGGTTAGGAAGCAGTTCCGGAAAATCTCGTTGAAGAAAGTCAAATATCATCCCAAATGAGTGATATTCTTTTTCAACCTTGTGTTTAATTTCTTCAAAAGGACCATCAACAATTTTTTGTTGAACTTCTTTTAGTTTTTGAAAATGTTTCTCATTACGCATTTACACCACCTATACATATTTTTAGTTCATGTATTGGAGGTAAGTATGCGCAGCGGCATGTTTTCTTTGAGCTGGTCTGCTCTCAACCATCCCTTATTGGTGAAAACTTTGTGGTCGGCAGTTACCTTGACCGAGGTTCCATCTTCCAATTTTATTTGGAGAAGTTTTGCATTCCTTCGCGTACAATCTCCCCATAACACCTTTGCAAAGACAACTTTGTTCCTATCTTCATCGTATGAAAGTGTAAGGATTTCCTCTCCGCTCTTCACTCTTTCAACAACTTCTTTCAAGGAAAGAAGTCCAACATTGGTTTCCAAAATTGCATTTCCTGATACACATGCCGAACTTGCAATGATGTTTCCTTTTGCATGTTCCTTGAGTCCATCAAAATCCATACGTGGATAGAGATAGAAACCATCAATGTATGAGTTGCTCACCAAGCGAAACAAAGATTTTAGACCAGCCTGGTTCTTTGCCAAGAGCACCAAGTGAGAACGCTTCTTTAGTGGGTCCTTGACCTTGCGTTCTTTTGTTTCCTCTTCGTTTTCAACGACAGTTCCGCCTTCCTCTTCTTCATTCTTTTCTTCCGAGGTTTCAAGGTCGTCCTGTTCCTCTTCGGCTGCCTTACGTGCTTCTTCCTTCTCGACTTTTCTCTCTTGGTACATTTTGTGCCAATCAACAAGAGAAGGAATGAAATAAGCTTCGCAGTTGTGAAGCACAAAGTCACTGCAATATGAGTTGTCCTCTTCAACTTCAAAGTTATAGACAAAAACATCTTTGATGTGTTCGCACTCAATTTTCTTGATCGGCTTGTATGTTCCCTCGCAGTCATCCAAGGTTTTCTTCCAAGACCTTTTAGGAGAATATGAAACCGTCCAAAAGGAATATTCCTTTTGGTTTCTTGTTTCAATTCCATTTCCAACCTTTGCCCAATAACCAATTGAGGAAAGTAAAACTTTGAATGTCCAAGCTAAATGGGGGCTTGAAACTTTCAAATCTCTTCGCGAATTTATATTCGAAATAGCTTTTCCATCCCCGTCCACCAATCCACCAATGAATGCTTTTTTGATTTGAATTGGGGCAGTCAAGATTTCTTGGGGAATAAATTTATTTTTTGCTCCCTTTCCAAACAACCTAATCAATAGGTTGGCAAAAGGTTTGTTACAAGCCTCAATGTCTGTTGAACCTTTGTCTGTTCGTTGACGAACATTTGTGGAAATGTTGAACCTATTTAGTTCATTTACAACAAAATCAATATATTCATTTTCATTGATATTGAATGTAAAACCAAATGACCCACCTTCATTAGCCCAACCTTCGGCGACATAAAAGCCGAGCAGTCGAGCAAAGGTTTCATCAAACTGCCAACGTTGTGGGATATTCCACTTCATTGAAGATTTGTAATATCTGTTTGGTTTCAATAGACGATGACACGTATAGTCATCTTCCCATGACAAGAAGTCTTTCAAATGAAATTGAACATCAATAAAAGTTGAAGTTTCTTCCGTTTTTGGAAAACAAACCCAAGAATTCCAAGCATTTACTCCAACTGTTTTATTTGGTCTACCAAATAGAATTTCGTTTGGTGTTTGCCAGACTTTCTGTCCAGTTCTTTGGCGCACAAGAATGGGATGTTCTTCAGTTAGTTTCAAAGGTGTTTTTGTTTGTGAAAGGAAAACTGAATAGAGTTTTCCTTCATACTGTCTTTTCATTGTTGAAACAACAGGTCGAAAACGACCTTTGTGTGTGAGTACAAGGTCACCAACCTCTATTTCTTCAACTGGCTTAATTCCTTTGTTCGTTATTATTGGTTGTCCCTTTAGAAGACACCCTGGAATTGCTTTGAAGTTTACTCCTTTTTCTTTCAACTTCTTTGCATGAAGATACTGATGCGAGAAACCATTCATGTTTCCATGATCGGTCAACGCAAGTGCATCTGCTCCATTTTCGATTGCAAAATCAATGTGGTCTTGTGGAAGACCAATAGCATCGCCAATTGAAAGGCATGAATGGCTATGTAGTCCAACAAACTTCTTCGGTGTACGTTCTGTCATGTCTTCATGATAGCACGAGAAACAATATCAATCAATTGAAAAAGGTTGGGGATCAAACAATCCCCAACCTTTATTTCAAAATTTATTATTCAAGAATCAGACTTGATGCACAAAAGTCCATCAAATGCTTGCTTACTTGAACCACTAGTGCCCAAAGTAAAGCTCTTATTTGAAGCAGCAGTCCAGTTTCCTGTAAATGCCCAAGTATTTTGATATCCAGAAGATTGACTCCAAGAAACAACACTATTTGTCCAGTCTATTTCCATTTGTAACTTTTCACCGGCTTGCCAAGAAACATTGAAAGAAGCTTTGTGAACTCCTGTTGATGTTCTAATTGATGGAGAATAAGTTCCAAACTGGAAATCTCTATTTCCCGGACTTACACTTGAAGTAAGTTCTAGACCATATGGATAAAAATCATAGTTTATTAGAGGCAAATCTCTGTTTGGAAGAGAGCTTGAATATGAAGGAATACACTTTAGAGTAATTCTTGTTCCCTCAATTGCAGGAGTAAAATCTGGCTTCACAATGTCTCTTGGTTTGTTAGAAGACGATGGGAAAACAGAAATTGTTCCAGGGTAAGCATAGCTGTCTGAATCATTCAGACATACAAGTTGTGGATGAGCCAAAACAACAGCACGGTTCACTGCTTCTTGTCCTCCCCAAGGATTTTGAACTGATCCTGTTGTTGCAACTGGATAAATGATAACTTCTCCAAGTGAGTTCAAATCTACATTTGGATTGAATCTAAACCAGAAGTAATACCAATCGACATCATCTTCATCTCTGAAGAGATATGAACCGGAAGCAAAAGGAATGTCTCCGTCATTACAATTTGTTGCAGATTTTAGTTCAAGGTGACCTGTTGCAGGAACAAGACCGACCTTGATATCAAAATCATCACCATTGTCATAATCAGTCAAATGAATACCAATGATACTGTCATCATTTTCCTTTTGTGCCAATATGGAAAAGGTTGCTGCACCATTGACTACTGTAGGAAATGTTGCAAGGGCTGCGCTACCTTTAATTCTGCCTCCAATACTTGTCATTTTAAGATAAGAGGCACTTGTAACAATATTTGGATAGCTAGAATTCTTCAATAATGGAGATGGATAATGCGTTTTAGTTACAGCTCCGGCGGAGGGCAAAACACTCCAACTGAACGGTGATTTAAAATCCATGTGCGTAATACATTGATTAATGTCGCTTTCAACCAATATCCATTCTTCTCCAGTGGTTCCAGTAATTTTATCTGCTACGTCTCTTAGTGTGTTTGGTGGAATTACATCAAATTCATATGTGATTGTTTGTCCGTTGAATGCTTTCCCTGTTCCTGTTTGGAAAACTAAAGGACATTCATTTGTTGTTACTTTTGATTGTGTTACTTGATATGTTGGCATGAACTTTTCTCCTGACCCCAAAGGTCAGGACTAAATAGTTCATTTCACCATTTCATTCCATCTTGGATCACTTTCTTTTATGAAGTCATCCTCAAGAGATTTCATGGATTTTTGTGTGATTTTCATCCATCCATGTGTTCCTCCCGCAAGAACATGGAGCCAACCAGCAAGATAGATTGTATTTTTTGTATTATCAGGAAGACGTTGTTTTGATGAACTACAAATTATTTGAACATCTCCCGCAAATCCGAGAATTTCTTTTGAAGTCTGCCAATCTGGCACTTGTTCGATGTATTGAAAGGTTACAACTTCATTGTCTTTTGTTTTCAACAATTCAATGTTGTCATGATACTTGAACTTCGAAGGCGGTCCACCATTAGTGAGATGTAGTTCTGGTTCAGTGACAATTACAACATCACCTTTTGTGATTGAATTTCTCAGTTTCGAAACTCTTCCTTCTTTTTTCTCATATAATCCCCGAGATTTTCCATTATACAAAAAGGTTGCATTCTCTTTGAAATGTTCCCAATTGTCAAGAGTACCTTGGTCGACGTCTTTTTCCCTCTTTTCAATTTTCTCAAACTTTATATCAATCTTGACAGGGATGATCTGGAAAGTTCCTGGAATATTCCACATGATAAATGTTGGTTTGAGTCTATTGAGGTCACTTGGTGCATACCTGCTGTAAAGCATGTATCGATGCTTGTACTTTATGTTCTTTTTGATCACCAAACCAAGTTTGAAACTATTGTAATGTTTATCTCGAATTTCCTGAGCGTGTTGACTCTGCTGAGATATAGTTTGATTACTTGCTGGTATGGTTACCTGTCTCTTCAAATTTCTTATTGAAAACACATCAGGCTTATGGTGTTCCAGAATTTGCGCAACCTCAATATCAGAACTTATCCATTTGAACTTTTGAATAACCTTTTCTAACTGCGAAGGTGTAAGTGATTCGATGGTTTTTGTTGAGAAGTTGTAAACTAACATAATGTTAGGATATCACACGGCATTTTTCTTCTCAATCACAATTACAAACTCTTTATTGTATTTCTTATCCCAATCTTCGACCGCTCCTCGTCCAATTTTTGCCATGATGTTTCGTTGATATTTCACTTCATTGAACCAAAATGTTTTGATTGAACCGTGATTGAATAGAGTTGTTCGCAGGTCTTCTTCACTCAAAATGCCTTCATTGTTATATGAAAGTAGGATGAACTTGACAGGAAGTCTTTCAATCAAAACCTTCAGAGCGTCCTTGCATTCTTTTGGTGAATACCATGGCGAAACAAACTCTTCATCATGACCATCAGCAGAAAAAATTCTATCTTTTCTTCGATTTGTTGAAAGACCAACTTCCGGTTTGTCCCAAAGAACTATGCTGTCCCAAATGTGGTAATAGGAACCGTAGTTGTGACTTGTGTATGGAGGGTCAAGATAGGCAATCGAAGCAGGAGGATATTGGATATCCTGCGAACTTCCTCTGATGTGTTCCCCCGTTTCATTTTCTATCGAGCCTTCTAGGACCAGTTTTAGGTCATGGTCTGCCCTTTGAGCTTTCCATTCTGTGAGATAGGACTGCTGCACACCAACGGTATTATCTACCTTGTCCAAAGCGAGAATAAGGCAAGCAATCAATGCTCTCTTGTCAAGTAAGGATATCTCAAGATCGTTATACAGTCGTTCAATTTCATTTCGAATAGCATCTGCCTTCTTGCCATTCTTAGGTTTCCAAACTCGAATGTTCCTACCATTTGAGGATTTTACATCACAATAGTTTTTTGTAATCCAATCCTCGCAAGGAGGTATTGAGTTTAGATGCTGAATCCACTTTTTCAAACATTTTGGATTTGGATGTTCAATGAACAAGGCGGAGAAGCATTGTGAAGCATAACTCAAGTCACTTGTCGTAACTTTGTAGTCTAGTTGCCTAAATGCCTGCGCAACTCTTGTTGTTCCTGTAAAAACATCAATCATCGTCTTTTCGTGAGTTGGGAGTTTTGAAACAATCTCCTCAATGAAAGGAATGATCTTTTTCTTGGAGCCCAAATATTTTATGCCGTATGTTGTTGAAGACATACGGCATAGTTTATTTATTTTGTTTGGAATGAATTGGTTGAACTATAAGTATTTTGAACTAATGGAACATAACCAATTAGAAGACTGGTTGCAGTTCAACAAACTTCTGGTTTCAAACTCACTTGTGGAGGTGTTCGAGGAGGATTCCATGCACCACTTGCTATTTCTTCAGCAAGAGTCCCTTCCTCAACCAAACGAATGTTTCTATCATGAAATCTGTCTGGTCCAAATCCAATCAAAAGTTCGACTTGAGTTGTGTGTGGCTGAACCTCAATCAAAGGAGAAGACTTTCCTTGCTTCAAAAACTTTCCTCCGCCATAGGGTTGCACTTTATATTTCACAGAACCAAAATCTGGTCCTGTCCAAAGATGAACAAAGCCCCATTCAAGATGAGTGTCCAAAACGTGTTTTGTCCTCTCTTGATAAGAGAAAATTGAAAAAAATCCGTTCATCAACTGAAACTCATAAAAGGTTCCTGCGTGGCTGTAGATTTCCCAAGACCGACAATACTTGATTACTGTTTTGTCCGCAACCCAACCTTTGTCTTTTCCATTGGCTCTTACATAAGGGACCATTGTTATCAACTCTCTTGAGTATGGTCTTCCAAAACGATACCAAGGAAGTTCAACATTGAAAGTTCTATAAGGCTTTGATGGAGGTGGTGGTGTTAGATTTGTTTCTCTATAAGGCATATCAATCTCACTACTCAAACATTTTCAACTGGATGAAGCATTGCAATTTCATCTTCGATGTTCTTTCGAGCCTTCTTCTCAAACTCTTCGAAAATGTAAGAAGAGTGTGCATTCTCAAATATAAGAGGCTTTCGTTTCAGTCCCTCAAGAAAGGCACGCCGACCTTTCCAAAAGGTTTTTTCATCAGTCCAATAGAGATACTCTTTCTTTACGTTTTCAACGTATCGAGAGTATTCTCCCCAATCCGATCCCATGATTGCATAATCAACGTCATCAAACAAAGATTTCAACGCATTCCAACGAGCAATCTCTTCATTTGAATAATGAGAACTTACCGTATTTTCAGAACCTTTTAGGTAAATCAAATGCAGACAACCAAATGGAGAAAATGTGCCGCCCTGAATTTTTCCTGGCGAGTTTCGAAGTTCATCATTTAGATGAGTTCTCAAAAGCTCCGCAGAAAGTTTCTCACTTTCCATTCCCGGAATGTAGATTGCATCATGATACAAGAAAGCAAGTTTGAAAAGCTCCTTTTCAACATCAGAAATGCTAAGTCGATCTGTGAGAGCAAAGCATTTCTCGATATGAAGCCAGTTATGATAATGTCTGTTTGGTGCGTTGTAAAGTGGTGCAATCAATGGCAATTTTTCAAGCCAAAGACTTCGCATTTTTTCAATTTTGTAGATTGAGACAGGATGCATAATTTTCTCTTTCAAGTAACAAAGTACAATCCACGTGGTTGATCACCTTTGTTTATTGTGGTCTGCCACGAACCATATCCCCATGTGTCCGGACATTTTCCGTTAGTTGATCCAATTGGATAAATGTAAAAGTTTTCTTCGTCTTCTTCAAGAACTAAGAAGAGAACAAAACTCTTCAAATGTTCCGCAAAGAACATGTCACCAATTTTCCAGTTCTTTATGAGCTTGTCTTTCCGCTCAAAATAAGGAAAACGACAAGGAATTTCAGGAACACTTATGTATTGCGAGCCTGACATGATGTTCTCTCAATCCTCCCCCGACTTTTTGAAAGGAGGTTCGTACCGCAAACTTTGTGAGTTCTTCATTCATTTCTGCATCATCAAGAATGAGAAAGTTTTTTACATGAGGATTTTCATCAAGGAAGGTTTGGATTTCAACTGCTCTTGGAAAAGGTTCACCTTCTTTTCCACTTCTTACATTCGGTCCAGTTTTCCCAACAAGCTTACCAATGAAACCTTTCATTTCTAAAGCAGATTGAAGAACCTCTAAAGAGTGATAGTTCCTCATTGTTGCTGACAAGATTACCAAAACTTTATTTGGTCCACCAAGTCCTCGGATGATTTCATTCAAATGTTCAACATGAAAGGTCATAAAGAACGAAGAAACATTCTCGACTTCCGTCCCACCCCTGTCAAAATCCTTGAGGTTTGCTTGAGAGTTCAAAACTCCATCAATGTCAAGGAAAATGTAAATCTTGTCATCCATGCTTCATCATAACAGGATTTTGGACAAATTTCAAGCTTTCGCATATAAGCGAATAGCAGCCGATGGTTTCTCTTGTTCAGCTCCCCGCGCCTCGTGCCGTAAGAAATTTTCAATTACAATTTTATGACTTTCATCGAGTTTCAAAATGCAACGTTTTGTTATTCCTATAATTCGGAAAGTCAATTCTTCATCTTCTATTTCCTCAATAATACAAAGACCAAAATCATTGAAAAATCTAAAAATAAAAAGAGTTCCAAGTTTGACATCATCCAACTGAACAAATGGCAACTCTTCAAACTGTTCATGTGTCATTTGGAAGTTTGTCAACATAGTTTTCTCAAACTAGTTTCTGATGTGTTTTTCGCTCTAAAGAGGTAAAATTCCATTCCTACAATGAGATGGGGAGCAAAGTTTTCGGTTACTCCAATGCATGTAAGAAAAATACGGACAGGGTCCGAATTGTCAGAAACTAACCAAAAAGAAAATGATGCTTCTTTATCCTCATCTTGCGTATACGATCTTTCAACGAGAATATCTCCAACAGACAAAGGAACCATTGGAGATATTTGTTCAAGTTGGCAAAACTTCTCATCTGTCATTTCAATGATCATAGCTGACCTTAGAAAACTCTTCTCAAATCATTTGCATAGTTTTTATAAGCTATAGCAAAAGCTTCTCTTTTATAAGAGACGCAATGTCCGGGAACAAGTCCAGTATCTTTTTTGGAATAGTAGTCATCTGATCTTGCCAAAAGAATAAGATCAAATCTTTCTGGATTTGGATTGTTCATTACCAACCAAAAACTAAATAACGTTTTGAGGTTATGTCCTTTTGGCGGAACCCACCTTTGAATAATAATGTCCCCAACTTCCATAACCTTTGTGAGTTCTGGAAGTTTGAAGAACTCTTCATCCGTCATTTCGAATCCCATTCAACAAATCTTTCTCAAAAAACGGTGGCATCGGGACCAAGCGAGTAATTCTCTCGAATAGAAAAGTTTTGCTCCAAGCTCCACTCGTTCATCATAGCTTTTTGTCTTTCCGAGAAGCATGAGTTGTACTCTTTCCGGATTTTCAATAATCAATAACCACAAAGCAAATGAGACTTCATGTTTATGAGAATCAGGCGAAATTCTTTCAATGAACATGTCACCAGATTCGAAATCTGAGTGTTCTGTAAGTTCATAAAACTTTTCGTCTGTCATTTCAAATTCCATGTCACATCCCGTAAATTTTCCAAAACACACTGGAACATAAGTTTGAACAATTCAAATAGTGCTTTTCTGGAAATACATCAAACCAATCTGGTTGCGTGGATATTCTTTGAATTGAACAAAGAATGTCCTTTCTGTTCAGTCTTGTTGACTCCTCAAACAGTGAGATGATAACGAATAGAGCAAATCGGTCAGAGACTTGAAGATCAAATTGATCATGATAAATTAGAAAAGACCCGCATTGAATGTCGCTTACATTCTCCACGGATCTTCCTTGATGCCACATTTCTTCAATCATTGGGAATCTCAAGATTCTGCATAAAGTCGCATTTCGCTAATTGCGGTTGTTGCGCCAAGTAAAGGTGTTGCTGGTTTTAGAAACCTTGGAATTGAAAGTTTCTGGTGCGAATCAACATCCAAAGAAAAGCGTTTGCTTTTTGCAATAATACGAAAAGAAACTTCCTCGTCGTCCACTTCTTCAATGATACAAAGACCAAAGTCATAAAAAACTCTGAATATGAATAGAGTTCCAAGGACGACATGCTTCTGTTCAAGTTTCGGTAAATCTTGAAACTGTTCAAATGTCATCTGAAAATTCGATAACATCATCCATTCCAAAGAAAGTCTTGATAGTATCCGATTACTCGCCTCGAATAATCGTATCCATGGTCACAACTTCCCGAAGCGTACATATTCAAAGCCTTGTCGATGTTTCCACAACGTTCAAGAGAACGTCGAAGAAGACTGACACTTGTTCGAATAACCTGACCTTGACAGTGTCCGAGTCTATCTCTACAAAACTGCTCACGGAATCTTCGATCTCTTACAAAGCGCACAGAACGTCCGTGAGGAGAACGTGGATGAAGTTGCAGAATACCTCTTGTTCCAATCTCTGATTCAGCATATGCATTGAAACGACTTTCATGATATGCTTGAGCAAGTACAAGCCATGGAGAAATTCCATTTGCTCGTGCTTCATTCCAAATGATATTTACATATCTGCGAACAGTACGCTCGCATCCATGAGGTGTATTTCGACACCAAGAAACGTAAACAGGATTTCCGTTTCGGGTCATAAAAGACCCATCATTCCAACGGAGAGTTAGTCGGTTCAAAACCTTTTCGACTGCTTCCAACGGAGCAGGCTCACAATATGGAGCAATGCTTACAGAAGGTTCCTGACCTTCTGCTGTTGAAGCGCAAAAAGAAAGATGAAGTGCAAAAGAGATAGCCAAAGCCATAAAGATGGCTTTATGTTCAGTCTTCATACGCTTCATTAGAACGTCCCTTCTTCTCAAGATGACGGAAAGTGATGATGCCGCTTGAAGTGTCGTACGGACTTACTTCAACAGTAACGGTATCATTCTCATAGACATTGATTTTGTTGTAGTGAATCTTGCCTGAAAGTTTGGCTTTGATTTGTTGAGGCTTACCATCCTTTCCCTTGAATTCAACTACATAAATTCCGCGATTACACGAGGTAACGCGACCCTTAATTTCAATCTTATCAGTCAAAAGTATTTTCCTATTTTTTGTTTGTTGAGAAGTTGTCTTCATGGACAACCAGCGATGTATCCATCATCGCACATTTTGACGAATATTTCAAGCATACTCGTCAAGAATAAGTGCATTTGAAAGATCAAGATCGATTAGAACTGTATTATGAGTTGGTTCAATAGATACAAGAATGGGAAGTTGATAAGCTGGATTTGTTTCTGTCATCAAGCAATGAGCCCGTCTATGTTCAAGAAGAACTTTGATTTCATCAATTGTTGATGGTCTTAGAAGTTTGTTTGTAAAAAATCTATTTGCAAGATCCTGATAATCAGTCAGCACTCTTGCTATGTCTCTTTTTAGAACTCTTGTTTTCATTTCTTGTTCTCTTTCTTCATGTGGTCATAGAACGGAACAATCCTGTTTTTCAAATACCAACTCTTTGAAGGAGCTGAAAGGAATTCATCTGCTGTTTCGCTCGGGACACCAACGTAATCATACACGGCTCCATTTTTGAAAAACACTGTGAGATTTTCCATAAAGCTATCATATTCGATAGCCTGGATGTTGTTACTTTCAACAAAGGTTTTTCTGAAACTCATACAGTTTATTCTGTGCTGCAATTGCAAAGGGCTCCATTGAGGAGCCCTTTGAAGTTTGTTCAAATATTGTTCAGTTGACTGACTGAACAATCCCGCTGTGACGATAGGACCAAATTTCAAACTTGGAACCATCTTCTCGTTCAAGCTCAAGCTTGATCTGTCCAAAACGACCAGCCATCTTCTTTGCTGAAAGCAAAGTGTGCATTCCCGCAAATGAAGCCTCATTCGAGGTAACATTCACTTGAATGTTGCTCTTTCCAATCAAAGAAAGGAAGGTTTCCTTGAGAGCTTCTGCATTCTGCGCGTCATGCGAAAACTCTGTTGGCACCGAGCTTTCATCCGCATAGCCGAGCATCTTGATTTCGTTGTTTTCCGTCCACTTGACGTTCAAGATTTCATCACTGTTTGGAGTGCCAAAGGACATTGTATGTCCGGAAGAGACGTCTTCAACCCGCGCGATCATTGAAGCTCCCTTTCCCTTTCCTCGCTTTACTTCCAGAAGTCGATACTTTCCAGAAGTACGAGACGAGTTAGATCGGAAACTAACTTCAATCTCCTCTCCGATGTGTGTTTTGCCTAGGTCAGTGATTAGTGTCTTTAGTTCTTTCTTGTCCATATTTTTCCTCTTGTCCTGCGTTGGATCAAGTTTGGGGTTTAGTTTTTGTTGTTTTTGTTTTGGTGGCTTGGTGTCTGCCCTCACTGTAATAAGTGTAGCAGACTGTTGACCGAGATTCAATGCAATCTTTTCATCAAAATTTTTCTGCGCCTCAAGGAATTCCTTTGAATTGATTGAAACGTCACAAAACTCTTTCAAAGGAATCCAACATGAAGTTTTTAGAACCCGAGCATAACCACCGTCGGCTGATACAGCAACCGAACCAAACTCCACTCTTTGACCTTCTTGAAAAGAATGTTGCTTCTTGACAAGACTTTTGAAGTCGAAAGACGACAAAAAGCGTCCGGTCCCAACCACGACTTCTTCGCGTGGACCGGACGGACGCTTTACCCAACGAGCCTTATAGTTTTTTGCCATGCTCAACTTTCGACTTCTTCAACCTCTTCAACTACCACAGGCTTTTCAGGCATGTACTTTACTGGCATGATGTTTGGATACAACGCGGGTACGAGATTGTCGCGCTGCTCAAAAGTCGTAATCTTTGTGAACTTTCCATTCTCTTCCTGCGCAGAGATAAAGGAAGGAAAGAACATGTACTTGTCAAAGTACGTTGAATAGGCGGAGATTCCGAAGACTCCTGCAAATCGCTTCTTTTGAGACTTCATCTTCACCAAGGTGTTTGAAATCACCTTTTGAAGCTCAGGAGAAAGTTTCAAAATCTGATATCGCATGAACATGAAACTCCCATGCGGAGGAGTCATTGTTGCGAAATGGGTTGACGCATATGTTTGCGGTCGTGCCACAAAAATATTCGTGTCGTTGTTCTTTGTCCAAGAGAACATCGAAAGCCGCTTGGCGGCGCTCAGGTCCAGCGGCATGTACTCATAAATCGGATGAGCAATGAATACCTTGTCCGCAAGGTAGAAAATCTCACCGGGAAGAAAAGTGTCTTCCGGGGACAACTCCTTTTCTAGCACCGCAATCTTTGCCGTCTTCTTATTCATTTCTTATACCTATCTTCTGCGTACATGAACAAAAACTGTTCGATTAGAAACTCTCCGAAAGTACAATCTTCCTGTCCCGACTCAACAAGAGTCTGAAACTTTGCTCTCATTTCCCTGAAAAAGAGTGGATTGCCTGATCCTGCGTAGGTGTTCATTAGTTGGTGAAAGAAAGCTTGACCCTTCGCTTTCCGTCGTCGATACTCCAAAACCGTTTCACGGTCCCAAGGCAAAAGATCGGGGTCACCATCCTTTTGTGTGTGGCACGCGTGGCAAAGAGGCTGAGTGTTCAAGGAGATATTCATCCCACCCTTTGACATTGGGTGGATATGATCCAACGTTAGCCTAATTACTCGTCCGTTCTTCACAGAACCATGACGAGCCCCACACGCGACGCAAGACCAGTTGCTTGAAGAAAGCAGACAAAACCAATCATAAGTTCGAAGGCGTCCATATACTCCGTGCCTCCGGGCACGCTTGTTGTTCGAGTTGATCGTGTTCTGAACGTTGCGATAACAACACAAGCATACGCCAGGGAAAGGTGATCGCTTTCCACGGACAAGTTGCGTCGTCTCGCATCGCTCACAAGTGGGCATATCTTGATATTAGCAGGTTGGATGCCGAATTTCAAGTAATGCTAAGTGCCCGGAATTGCTCACTTTTTTCGCCCCGGATTTCCCGAGGTTTCTTCGACCTTTTTCTTCCGATAACGCTTAACAATTCCTTCATCAATTCGGCTCTTTGTATCCTCGCGCTCGACACCAAAAAAGGCTCTATTTTTGGTGAGTTCTTGAATCGTTGCCAAGCTGGAATTCATAAGGTTTGAAAGTTCAGTGATGTCTTTTTTGTTGGCTTCGCCTGCACTTAGGACTTCAATGCACTTAGGAATTAATGTCTGAATTTGCTCTAGACTATCACGCAAAATCTCCTGTTCCGTTCCAAACTTTACAAGAGACTTTAGTCTGTTTGCTGTTTCGACACCTTTGCGCTCATTTCTAGATTTTTCATCCAAAAGACGCATTTCTCGAAAAAGAGATTGAAGTTGTTTTATGAAAATTTGATATTCGTTTGTTGGCATGAAGATATACTCTGTTCCTAATTTTGTTTGGGTTTCAACAAAACCCTCAAAGCAGATATAGTTGTAGTGAAAAGCATCACGCTTCGTCGTGATGTAAAAATGTCCAATTGCACCGTCTGGATAAACGTACTGTACTATTTTTTTGTCGTTTTTCTTGATGAACCTTTGCGCGACAGTGGGACGAATCATTCCCCTGCCATTTTGTTCTGCGAACTTAGCGTGTTCGAGGCTTTCAACCGAAAATTTCTTTGCTGTGCTATGCAAGGCATTGTAACTTTTTGGCGTCCACCACCCAGCAGCCAAAAGACAAAGAAAGTCACCAAACCCTTCGGATTGAATTCTTGAAAAGTTTTTAGTCCACCACTTACAATTTTCAAGAGCGCCAGCTTGAGCTAGTGTTGGAAAACCATAAACAAAATCAGGGTCTTCCTTGAACTTCTCTGCCATCAGTTTTTTGATTTTGTGAAAATCCATCATTCGTCCTCAAGTTTTCGCTGTGTCATGTAACCAGCAAATAGCCTTTTCATGACGTAAATGATCTCATCATCTTCTGCATAGGTCAGAAATAGCCCAAGTGCCTTCATGAAGTTTCTCTTTTTTTCTGTCATGAACGTGAGAACATTTTCATGTGGAGGAACGTCTCTTTCTAGTTCACCAAAACCGTCAAGAAGAAGTTTCCAACCTTCATTCATCTTCTTGAGACGCTTGAGCTCTTTTTGCTGTTCAAGAACTACTCTCTTGGCTTTCATGAGTTCTTGTTCAGCAAGCCTAATATTTTCGTCAATGTTCATACCATGATTGTGCAACAATTCCGAATATCATTCAATTCATGGATAATCATGAGCCATGAATAGTTCCTGTCCCAAGTCTGCATCACCCGCGTTCGACAGTCAAACGAAGAAAGGCGACCCGAAGGTCGCCTTTTCACTCAAACTCTATCTTTTCGTCCCTTTGCTTTGAAGGTCAGGGCTTGTTCTCCAAGAATCGGACACCTCGGTCACTGATCTCGAAGGGGAAACAGACACCAGCAACACCGAAGCGGTTCTTCTCGACCGAGAGAAGACGTTCACCGTACGTATCGGAACGACGGTCCTTGTCAAACTCCAAGTGAAGGTGAACGTCGATCACGTGCTTCAACTTTCCCTTGCCAGCGTAGTCGCCGGACTTGTTGACGTGACCGATCATGAAAGCCACATTGAAGGACTGCTTCGCCCAACCCGAAAGGATTTCCGACGAACGCACGACAGCGTTGTCTTCCGACAACTGACGACCGCGAGTCTTCTTCCAGATGGGGAAACCGTCCTTGCCGAGTCCCTTCTTCTCCAAGAGAGGTTCGCCGGTCTTCTCGTCCGTGGCGTAGTTTGGAACGTCCAGAGTCGGAAGCGAGTCCTGAATCAGGAAAACGGTCTTGCCCGGATTTTCCTTCTCGACCTTGCGCAGGAGGTGAACCAAGCGAAAAACGTCCGTCTCGCAAGCCGGAATGAAACCGTGCTTCAAGCGGAGACGCTTCGTGGTCTTGCGCATCTGCAAGACACTCTCCTCGTTTCCATTGTAGAGCGCAACGTTGCCCGAACCAGTGATCGCATCAGCAAGCTGAAACATCAGCGTGCTCTTTCCACCACCGGGAACACCAGTCACCATCGTGACGGTCGAAGGCGTGATGCCGTCTCCAGCCATCAGAAGGTCAACGTTCTTCAATCCCGTGGGGATGTTGACCTCCATCGCAGCAGGAACGTCAATGTCCAGAATGTTCGTCTTCGTGGTCAGCTCGATGCCCGAATTCAAACCATTGATCTTCATGTATTGTTCTCCCTGAACCTGTGTCGTTTTGGGCGGCTCTGTGCCTGTCCCTCGATGCTTCTAAGATAACAGGTTACCACCAGACTTTCAAGGAATGCCCTGAAAATCTTCAAGTGCTTGATTTTGTTGGGGTTTTGGGTTGTGATATCGCGAGAAAATTGGCATGCAATTATTGTGCCAATTTCATGTCCCTCATTTGGAGGTGTGTCCAAAAGTACACACTGAACGTTTGTTCAGGCGTTTCTTTCAAGCTCCTCCCATTCTTTCTGTAGGTTGTCTTCAGCTTCAGTTGTGTCATTTTTGACACGATCTTTCTTTACAAAGTCCAACAAAGATTTACCGTTTCTAAGTTTCAGAAGAGCAACGGGAATTTTCTGTGCTGTTACGACAAAGTCCATGTTGTTTACAATGCTGTAAAGCGTCATATTGTCAATGAACAATATGTCATCAACTCTAATTGATTCCTTTCCAAGTTTGATTCGGCGCTGCCTTGAATGAATTTTGATCATATCAACGTCTTCTGAAAACTCGATTGGAAAGATATGATCAACTTCAACACTGCAAAGCTGCACAGAGTTGTCAGGAAGAATAACGAATCCAATCTTTTCATTGCCAGAATAATTTACTTGACTTCTCAACATAGAAGACCAAGTGTCAATCAGGAATTGATCATGAAAAGTTGATGGTGGTTCATTGAACCAAATAACAGAATTGAAGTTGTGGTTTGAAACTGATGGAACTTTTGAGTTGACCCACAATGGACTTTTTGAATGGATCTTTCCATCGATTATTCTAACAATAGAACCATCTGGTATCTCGAACCCTGTTCTAAGATACCATTTCCATTGTTTATCTTCATGTGTAAGCCAATAGTGCATCTGGTTCACTATATCAGAACTTGAACGGAATTTCAAGAAATGTCACTTCCAAGGAAGTGCATCATTTCTATCTTGCCAGCTATGAAAGAAGGATTTCAAAGAGTTCGCTCTTTGAAGAACTTTCTTTAGAGTTTTCTTTGAATACTTATATTCCTTCATCTCTTCAAAGAGAAGTTCCATCTCTTCACCAAACTTACGGAATTCATCCTTCGCTTTGAAAGTCAACTCTTGAGACTGTAAGTCCATTTGAATAATGATGGAAGAGCCTTCGGCAGGCAGGTTTTCAACACTAAAATCCAATTCTTTTATCTTCTTTGAAAGAAAGTTTTTCACAACTGATCGTGGCCAATCATATGAAGCATATGACATTTTATTTTTTAGACTGTTTTGAACATCCAAATTGAATACCATTTGTTTGCCAGCAAACCTGTAATAGGTATCATTCGGTTTGTAGTTCAGGATGACGTATAGCTTATTTTCTGCGATAATGCATCTCGATTCGGGTCCAGGGACTAAACTGAATTTTTTCAGAAGGTCCTCTGTTGGAGGAGTGTTTTGCCAATCAAAACACTTTTCAATTTTCTTTGCACCTGCATCCATTGTTGTGTTTGCAACTTCTGGTATTTTGAATGAAAGTCTTTCATGAGAACAACCTACAGCAGAGTTCAGTTTTCTTCCAAAGTTTTTGAAGATTTCGAAATCAGGTTCTTCAATATGATATTTTCTAGATTTGAAATCACTTAGCTTGGTTGTTTGATTTGTTGTAAGACTACACGTGGCAGTTATTGCCCACTTTGATTTGAAGTTCAAAAGAAGGTACTGTGGAATTTTCTCCACTTCCTTATCCAGATTTACATTTGGAATAGTGTCTGGATCTAATTGTAGACGCCACCAAAGTTTTTTATTATTTGGAACCTTTGGACCCGCGCCACTAGAGTCATAGTGAAATCGGAAGTATTTTGGTGCTGTCCATGTTTCCCCATTTCTCTCCATGGTTTTCCCAAACTTCAAAGTTTTTTTATTCAATCTTCTTTGCATACTATTCCTGTCGGTTTATTCTCTTATTTTGACACATGCAGGATTTTCTTTCAATATAACAAAGAAAGAAATCAAAAACATAGAAAGCGATACTTATATTTGCTATGGCAAATGATAACAACTTTTCTGGAACGAACAAAATTGGTGGAGCAATTAGAACTTCAACATTTGCTATGGCTTTGGATGTTGAAGAAACTGATAACTTAGCTGAATTTGAAAGAACTGATTTACAAGATGGTGTGAAAGAAGAACTTGTTAGTCATGCATCTGCTTTGCAAAGTGGCGCAACAGATAATCGTTTCAAAACAAAGTTTCAAGTTGTAGAAGGCGTTTCGGAAGGTTCCTCATATTCACCCGAAGGTGAAACAGTTCCATTCAATCCAGATGGTTCAGTGACAGGCTATGAAACCAAAAGAATGAGTGAAAGTTCTCCTGATGCTGTCAGCTCTTTTGAAAATCTCTCGCGTCCAAAAACGATTGAGATAACTGTAAAGAAGGGCAAAAGCTCGACTCCAGGGGAGAGTTGGGACAATCTTCTTGCAGATGCGGAACAAGAAAGAGGCAAGTCAAAACTTGGATCTGCCATCGTTCAAAGAATTGCAGGAAATTCAAACTTCAATCCAAATGATCCGCTCATCAATCCCGATTCCAAACTAAGAGAAAATGAAAGTAACGTTGGTTCTTTCTTTATTCATAGGTCACTTGGTGTTCACCTTCCACAGAACTGGCCAGTTCCTCAAGGAGAGGATCCCGGAAAAGTAAACATTGAGACACTCAAATCAATCGGATTGTTGATGATGATGAACTCAACGGGTGACTTTTACGTTCCAGATGATCCAAATGATATTCTTCAAGGCATTGCGGCGAAGGCACAATCTTTGGTTCCCGGACAAGCAAGAATTGGAATGAGAGTTCCAACAAGTAGATTTGGAGGGACGGAAATCCTTGAGCAGATAAGTGATGACTTCAAAAGACCAACAGGCGGAAACATAGACATTGGCAATGGCAGAATGTTGTCATATGGTTCCTTCAACAACCCACTCGTTCCTTTCGAAGGTCTTTCACCAACATCAGCACGCGCAGCAGCGACTCTTCTATCTTTGACAGTTACCGGACTTTTGAAAGCTTATGCTGCTGTCTTCAAAAGAGTTTTCCGACTTCCAATCGTTGCTCTTGGTCAATCTGTTGGACAGGATCGTTCAAATGGTGGATTGCCAATAAAAGGTGAATGGACCTCATTCTCTCAACACAGAACAACGGATTATGGATCAGGAGAAATCGTTCCATTCATTTTGAAAACAGAGTTTGATTTTGAAAATGCTCTCAATAGAGGTTTTCAAATCATGTTCAACACGGGAGACAATCCTGCTCAAACTCTCATCAATGCACTTTCAACTGTTGCAGGAACAGGAGTAATTGCAAGATCAACCGGATACTTTCTTACACTTCTCCGTGAAATTATTAGAAGCACGAATGATATTATCGCATTGGGTCTTCCAGCGTTTGCTGGAAACGTTAGTGAACTTTTCTCCCGATCGGGTGTTTCAATAGAAAATGTGATTGATCGATTGGCGGGTGACAAACAATCTCCGGATCTTGGATTGGCAAACGACATTGCCACATCATTGGTTTCTCTACTTGAAGAAGCTAACAGTACCATTTTTGAAAGTAAGCTAACGAAGATCATCAACATCATTGCAGCGATCGGAGATATCTCACTTTCAGCGGAACAAGTTGGAGGGAATTCAGTTATTGACGCGATCGATGACCAAGACCCCGCACAACCAGGCTTTCCAAACCTTGCACAACTTGTTTCAAAAAATAGACTTTCAGACAACGTTTCATTTCGTTCTGGAAGAACTGCTTGGGCAGCTAACAATACACCATCTAAGTTTCTCATTCCAAATACAATCGTGAACGGTGCAGACCTTTTTGCGAATGGAAGAGAGAACGGTGTTCTTGGTGCCCTAAACTCACTTGGAACAAGTGCTATTTTGACAGACAACGGACGTCTTGAAGCGGAAGACATTCAACAGTTTGAAAACGATTTGGATGCTTCATATGTTCCATTCTATTTTCATGACTTACGAACAAATGAAATAATCTCATTCCACGCCTTCATTGAAGACATCAGTGATAGTTTCAGGGCAGATATTGTTGAAAATGAAGCTTATGGAAGAATGGGAAAGATCCTTACTCATAAGAACTTCAATAGAAATCTTTCCCTGTCATTCAAAGTTGTTGCTACCTCAAAAAATGATTTTGATCTTATGTGGTTCAAAATCAACAAACTATTGAGCATGATGCAACCTCAATACACAAGAGGACGTTTGTTAGAAAGTGGCAATGAAAAATTCATTCAACCGTTTTCTCAAATCCCTGGAGCTTCGCCGCTTATTCGTTTGAGAGTCGGAGATTTGATCACAACAAACTTTAGTGATTTTGATTTAGCAAGACAGTTTGGTGTAACTAGTGCAGATTTCAATCCCGGTTCACCACCTACTGATCTTCCTGACAATGAAAGATATAACCAAGAATATCAAAGAATTGAAGGAAGAATGAGAAGAGGTGAATGGAATGTTGGAGATAGGGGAATTGTTACGCGAGGAACCGTTGTCTCTGATGAAACTTCTTCTTACTCTTTTCCATCATTTGCAGACGCAGAAGTATTGGAGTTGTTGGAAAATCAATTAAAGATTGGTATCACTTTACCAGATGGTGCTGTGGCAACCTTTTACATTTCTCCATTTAGTCTTTCAATGAGTCCAGAGTTCATTGCTTCTCAAGCAACTCAAAATGTTTCACCTTCTGTGGACGGCGAAAGAAATAACCAAAGACAAGAAGCAATGAGCAGGTTCTTTGGAAATGAAAACCCGATTGTTCGATCATTTGCTTCTGTTCGAGGTCAAGGTCTTCCGGGCATGATTTCAGATTTGAATTTGGATACAAGAAACAGCACATGGGAAATCGATTATGGTTCCAGGGCACCGAAGGTCGTTGGAATATCTATAACCTTTGTGCCGGTCTTCGAAATTAATCCGGGTCTAGATGCAGATGGATTTATGCAGGGCGCTGTGTACAATATAGGAAATGTTATGAACGGTCTAAAGAAGACTGGGTCGCCTGAACCATGGTCTTCTGAAAGGTATCAATCAATGATTGGTGCTGCGAAGGCAAGTTTGGCACTTTCAAAACGTAGAAGAGGAACACCTCCATGACAATTAAGAGATACGCAAGATCACCTGTTCTAAACTTTGGTTACCAATATGGAACATCAAACGCTTGTCGAATTATTAGTGACGGTGTAAAAAATGGAAGTATTCGTTATGAAAAAACGTTTTTGAAGGCAGGAGAACGTTTGGATATTTTAGCTGGCAAAATCTATGGTGATGGAAAGCTTTGGTGGATTTTGGCTGGTGCTTCCAAAATCGGTTGGAGTTGTCAAACTCCGCCAGGAACCGAGATAATCATACCAAACCTCGAAGATGTTGGACGATTATTATCTTGAGTATCCATTTAGTATCTTTGAGTGGAACATAACCAATTAGAGCACAACCACCACCTCGAAGGGGTTCAAACGTGAGCAGTAGAAAAATAATCGAAGCATCAAACAAGTTAGCAAAGTATTATGGGTTATACACTGCCCGTGACCTTGCTGGCTACATTGCTTTGGACCAAACAACTGGAGTAAATCAAACTGGTACAAGTGAATTCAACTTCGGAAATGTTCCTCAATACCTTCAAGAAGTCATTGATTTGATTGTAAACACTGCTGAAGGTGCGCCAGCAACAATTGACATGCTCAATAAAATTAACGAAGTGATTCAATCAATTCCGGGAGCGAGTCGTGAAGAAGAGGAAAGAAACCTTCGAAGAGCACTTACTATCTTTTATGGGTCTGCTGATAGTGAGAAGTTTATTCCGGAAAGAATTCAACAGCTTGCAAATGACGACCCAAATCGATATGCTTCAATTGTTGAAATGATAACGCCAGTTGATGTAAACTCAGACAACCCGGCAGATTTTATCAACCAAACTCTCTCGGCACCTTCAAAGAACAGTCCGACCCTTTCCGTGGTTTATTCAAACTCCAGAAGGGCAACACCAAACGTAAAAAATGTCAATCCTTTGGTGATTTTTTTGAATGGAATTCCAGCAACAGAAATGAGTTTAGCAACGCCATTTCTCAACATTCAATTCTTTCAACCAAGAGGTCCAACAGCAGCGGAACCTCAAAGAAGATTGCAATCAACATCTCTTCTTAGATTTTTGATTGGAGCAGAAAGAACAGATCAATCAGGGCTTCTATCTTCGCTTGCAGAAGCAAATAGAGTTACAGGCTCTCTCATATCTCCAGATAGAGAAACCGATGTTTATACTCAAACAGGAATGGAGATTTTTACTTCACCACAAACTTTGATAAATGCAAATGAACAGAACTTTTCTCCTGATAATCAGGACACAACAACTCTTAGAGCAGTTCCAGTTTTGAACAAGTTTGCACCTGCTGCTTCACTAAAGAATTTTTCTGTTGGAATTAAGGGAACGACTGGACTTATGTCATATAAGTCTGGCGAACTTTCTTTTGTAATTCATGACAGATCAAGAATGTCAGAGTTTGCAGATTTCATCAAGCCAGATTTATATGGAGGAAGTGAAATCCTGATTGAGTATGGCTATGCTCATCCTCATGCAAACACAAATTCGGGTCCAGACAATCCATATGCAGTTCTTTTGAATGAAATGCGTGTGAAAGAAAAATACGGAATTGTAAACTCTTCATTTACTTTTGATGATAGTGGACAGGTTGTTGTAACTTTGAAGATTGCTATGAGAGGTGGTATCGAAAGTAGAAGTGAAAACATTGCCGCAGGGGAAGTGTCCGGACCAATCCGCGACCTTCAAAATATTGCAGAAACAATCTCAACTCTTAGACAGAGAGTTTTCAGAACAACAGAAAACTTGCCACAAAGAGAAATCCGTGGCTTACAGTTCTTGGATCTAGCACAAGACCAAGCAGCTCAACTAATTCTCAGTTCAGAACTCAAGAAAGAAGCCCGAGAACTAAGAAGATCACTCAGTCAGTCATCTTCTCCAGATGCTTCTTCTCTTTTGGATGCTTTGACAAGAGTTTTTGGAAGTCTCGACAGATCAAATCAGGTTGACAACTCTGGACTACGTTCTCAGGTGCGCCGCTCGGTAACTGACAGCATCAACTCAAAAATTACCAAAATGGCATTGACTCCAGATCCAATGCTTAGAATTCCTTTTGAACTTTATGAGAAACTTGGCGAAAGTCGTGCCCGTTCAGGTGCTCGCCTCATTGATGAGAGAAATCAAGGACTTACAGAAGAACAAAGAAGAAACGCAAGAGAGTATTTCAACCTCTTTCAGAAGTTGGGAAGAACAAATGTTACATCAGTTTCTCTTGCAAAACTTCTTCTTACTTTTGTGGGCGATCCAATGGCTCGAACAGGAAAGTTCGATGATGTTCAACTTATTTTTTATCCGTTCAATGATAAAGCTGGTTTTGCAAAAACCATCAACATTGGAGAATTCCAAGTGGATTTACAGTTCTTTGCTACAGAATACACAAGATATCGTCTTGAAAATGTAGCTCGTGCTGGAAATGTAAACGTTCGTGACTTCCTTAGATTTGTGGCTGAAACGCTCATTGATGATCCCGCTGCCATCTCATATGGACTTATTCAAGGACGTCAACAAAATCTCACACCGATTTGGCGTGATGTTGTTGCTGCAAACAACAGAAACCAATCACCAATCAATGACGCTCCTGTTCAAAACCAATTGATTGAGGAGGCGTTGAAAGATGTTACTGGTGGCGAGTTTAGAATGCCTCAAGTTGAGTTTTTCCTTGAAGCCGTTCCAAGAAGAGTACAACTTACAGAAGGAACAGATCCAGATGAGGGTTCCTCTCAAACTGTTTTGAGAATTCATGTTTATGATAAAACATGTTCTCCTTATTCAACCATCTCTCAAATTCTTGAAGCTCAAAGAAATGACCAAATCAACTCCATTCCAGCTTCACCACTTGTTCAAGGTGATACAGAAGTAAGTCAAGAGAATGCTCAACAAGCTTCCAGAGTTTTGGAACTTGCTGACAACTTCAACCTTCTTGAGAAACTTCAAGAAAGTGTCATTGGTGCAGATGGACAAACAATCACAATAGATCGCTATGTTGTAAAGGGTGGTCCAACAGCAATCAAGAATTTTTTGTATCGTTCAACTCCATATATCATTTATGGAGCTGCTGGCACAAATGTCATAAAAGCAAATCTGTCTTCTCAACAAAATGCTCAATTGAGCACAGTAAACATGTTGCGCTCTCTTAGGGCAGATCCATTACAACCAACTGGTGAACAACCAGGCGGTCTGCCTCTTTCAGTTATTCCAAGCGAAGGAACTTTGGATTTGAATGGGTGTCCATTATTGGAATACACTCAACAGTTCTTCATTGACTTTCAAACAGGAACAAGCATTGATAACATCTATGCGATTACAGATATCAATCATACTTTTGAAGCGGGAACTTTTAGAACTTCAGCGAAGTTCGTCCCACTTGAGGCATATGGAAAGTACAATAGTTTGACAGAGAACATCAGAACCGCAATCGGTATTGTTGATCGTTATCAAACAGAAAGACAGCAAACAGAAGGAAATAGAGGTTGAATATGAGTGAGAAAGTTTCAATGGGGAAAGAGTATCAAAAAAAAGAAGAGTTGATGCAATCAACTCTATCTCACCTTCGTTCCATTGCTCAAGAACTTGAAACACAACAGGACTTGATGTTGGCGGCGCGTGAGTTTCTTTATCTTCAAAGTGGAGAAGAGGCTGACAAAGAAATGATTATGATGACTTTGAGAGCAATACCTTTATCTGTATTGAAAGCTCAATAATCAAACTCAAGGCATGAAACCCATATTGCATACAAAAAACTTGCAAGAATAACTGTTATAAAAAGTGAATCATAGAACAAGACAACAATCAAAGTCATAAAAGGAACAACAGAAAAGATAATGATTGCTCGAACGATCCATCGCCAAAGAAACTCGAAGATGGCTTCAAAGATCATACTCTCTCTTTCAGGGTGCCGTCTTCATATTTTGTCTTGTAGTATTCAAACTCCCAAGCTTGCTTGTAGATTGCGTGCATGATTTCGAGAGGAATTGTTCCTTTTAGCAATTCTTCCCTTAGTCTCATCCATGAAGTTTCCGGAAGAACAAACCAACCCTCAGGCAAAGGTCCATAATTCTTTCCTGCTGGAGGGTCAATTTTTACAACCTTTGGGGCTGTTCCAACACGCATGCCCGGACCGAACTTTGCTTGCATGATCGTAACAGTAGAACCTTCCCAAATAGGAAAAGTTTCAATGCGGGTTGTCGGTTCCAAATTCAAATCTTTCAAATCCATATTATCCTACTTTCCTATTGAAAAACACAAAAGTCCGTTGATGTAAATGTCGCAAAGTCCAAAGAAGTTTTCTGACGCATATCCTTGATAATCAAGAATAAATCTTTTCTTGTAGTTTCCAACTTCAATAAGTGCTGCTACAAACGAAGTGTCGAAATGAAACTTTTCCAAAACAACAAAGCTTCTAGAAGTAAAATATACAACAACCTGAGACTCAAGAAGATCCTTAGCCAAGGTAAATTTGCCATTCTCATGAAGATGAAACTCTAGAATGTCTCCCGGATGAAGTTTGTGAATGAGTTTTGTAAAATCGTATGTTGTAAGCACTAAACAAATCTCTTTCCATTTACAAAGACGTCAAAATCAAAGTAGTTTATATCGAGCTTTTCAAACTCTCGCCTACAATGACGAAGCATATCAGCTATCCATCCGACAAATAAAGTGATGGAATGGTCACTTGGATCACGAAAGGTTATATGATGGTCAGGTCCACGTTCAACTTCTTGAACATACAAGAGAACCCTTTCTATCAGACCCACGGCGTTTTCGTTCATTTCTTTTGTAAAGAAGAGAGCTCGAAGTGCTTGATTTCCGATCTCTGGACTATAATGAATGTTTACAAACTCAACAACATCCCCAACTTCAAGGAAAGTTTCAAGTCTTTCAAATTTGTTATTCATGATGTTTTACTTTCATGACCAACATTCCATTGAGGAATACTTTGCAATCTATTGAATATCCGAGAACACGTTGCGAAATGTAATACTGTTCAAATGTTGAAATTTCTCTTAGATAAATTCTTTTTTCCTCAATATCTTCTACGTAAAAAGTCATTTCATCTGTAATGTCGAGGACGGTCACCACACTAAAATCGCGATAAGTGCCTACGTGTTTAGTTTCCAAAACTAAATCACGAAAATTGTTTGGTCTTTCATCATTTTGAGAAAACGAAACAATGTCGCCTGCCTTCAAGGTTTCAAAGCACCAATTGTAAAGGTCAATGTTCATTACTATCCATTATTAGGTCTTTGCCGTTTAGGCTGAAAACGCAAGAATTGGAATTATAATGATTGAGCAACCGTTCAGTAATTAAATACTCCTGAAAGGTGTTTGAGTCAAGTATAACAATGGCTTTGTTTACCAATGGATGCTTGCCAATCTCAACAACAATAAAACTTCTTGGACCCTTTTCAAGAGAGAGGATCACGTCCGCAAGTCGTGGTTGAAATCCCTCTGTAAATCTTTTACATAGGAAAAGATGACTGACTATTCCTTCTTGCTTCATTTCTCTGAAAGTAAGAACATCTCCTTCTTTGAGGTTCTCCATCAGCCAATTAAATTCCTGAATGTTCACTTCTTATTCTCCTTACGAAGCCTCAAAAGTCCTTTTGCTGCCATGATGAACGCCCAAACGTTCAAAATGTTGAAAAGAATGATTCCGATTTGTTCTGGATTGTTTAGAGCCAATGTAGTTTCGATGATGAAATACATCGCATAAATGAATAGATTTAGAGTGTATACAAGTTTGTTATTCCCTTTGGAAAGGTTCCAATGAGATAGAACACTTAGAATAACAGTGATGATACTTGCGATGAGAAAGAAAATGGTCATACCTTCAACCTAAGTTTCTTGATTTCTTTTCTATAGATACTTTTTCCATATTTCAAACCTTGAACTATCGGAAGCAAGCCATCACTTGCAACAAAACATGTTGACCAATGAAATCTAAAATCGGGTCCATGACCAAACATATATTTCCCAATAAAACCTGCTGGGACATATCTCTCAAATGATGGCTTTTCAAAAATCACATACCCAAACGGAAACTCGATCTCGCGCGGTCTGATGTTGTGCCAATAGAAATCAAATGAATGATTGTTTAGCCAACTTTTGAGATCGTTAGGACGATCCCACTCTTTCCAGTTTGGATTTTTGGTTACATAACCTTTGTGGTTCAGGGATGTTGGAATTGGACTTACAATTCTTTTTTCTTGAAAAAAGGTGTCTCCATGTCCTTCACCAACGAAAACTATTGTGTCTTTTGGGAGGAACCTAAGATGAGAAGGCTTCTTTACTTTGACAACATTCTCCGGCATGTCACAACCATAAAGTTCCCAATCTTTATCCCAGAATTCATGGTATTCTTGCTTTCCGGTTTCATATACCGGAATGATCCAAGAATCTATATGCTGCGATTTTCTTTTGTGTACTTTATGTACATTTCTAATATTCTTTTTCCTCGCAGGCGTTCTTTTGTACGGACGCATTGGCATGGTTCGAGGAAAATGTTGCATACCATACCATTAGCAGAAATTTGTCGATTTTTCAAGGAAAATCAATAATTTCTAAAGGTTTTTGACTAAACTATTTATAGATATTCCCTGGTATTGCTTGAAATTCGATGCCGTTTGGGGTACCTTGGAATACAAGGAGAAACTGATGGTAGACAAGCACACCGCCCACGAGGCACCGAAGAAGAACGAACCGAAGACGAACGACCAAGGTTCCATTCTAAACGAAGCAATCATGAAGCTGCGTCAATACAACGCGCAGCCGAATGACGAGGAGTTTCAGCGACTTTTCGTGAGCATCCTCATGCAGGAGCCTTTCCTTTCGACGATGGCTCTCAGTATCAACCGAATCGTCGACAACACCATGCCGACCGCATATGTTGGTGTGCAGCGTGATGGGACGGAGCTTGCCTTCGTTCTCGGATATAACGCAGATTTCATGCGTTCTTTGACGCGTGAAGTCCAGCTTGGCGTGATCAAGCACGAGCTTTATCACTTGGTTTTCAACCATATCACCTCGCGAGGTGTCGGTGATAAGCGCATGGCAAAGCTTTGGAACATTGCAACCGACCTTGCAATCAACTCGATTATCGGCAAGGATAGTTTGCCGAAGGTCTGTCTCGTTCCGGGTCAGCGCCCGCTCGACATGACCACGGGTAAGCCCTCAGAAAAAAAGGTGGCTGACTACATTGCCAAGGCAAAGGGAATGCAGGCTTCCGACCTTTACTTCGAGGAGTTGAAGGAAGTTTTGAAGGACGAACTGTCCAAGGGACAGGAAGCTCTTGAAATCGCCCTCGGCGGAATCGGAGAAATGGATGACCATTCCGGATGGGGCGATCTACCGGCTGAAATCGAAGAGCAGCTTCGTGAAAGCATTCGTGAGCTTGTTTCCGAGGCTGTCAAGAAGTGTGACCGTTCCAACAATTGGGGCTCGGTTCCCGCAGAAATGCAGGAATACATTCGAAAGATGCTCTCGAATGAAGTTGATTGGCGTTCGATTGTCAAGAACTTCCTTGGACGCTGCCGAACCTCGGACCGCTTGGCAACGATCAAGCGAATTAACAAGAAGGTTCCTTATGCTCACCCTGGCGTGAAGCGTAAGACTGTCGCAACTTTCGCATGTTTCATTGACCAGTCGGGATCGGTTGGTGATAATGACCTTGAGCTTTTCTTTGGAGAGCTTGGTTCTTTCTCTCGCGAAACTCAGTTGGACGTTTTTCATTTCGACACCGATGTTGACGAAAAGTCTCACACGGTTTGGCGAAAGAACGGACCAGTACCTAAGCCGAAGCGTACTCGCTGTGGCGGAACGGATTTCGATGCCGTGGCTCGATTCGTAAACCGCCAGGAAAACCAGGGAAAGTGGTCGGGCATCGTAATCCTAACGGATGGTTATGCTCCGAAGCTTGGAATGGTTAAGGGCGCAAAGGTTTTGTGGGTTATCACCGAGAGTGGTGATGCAAAGAGTGCAATTCGATCTGGTGACCTTGTTTGCCAGATGAAGCGTGCGAAGTCGTTCCAGCGACACGGGTGAATTTCGGCTCCTTCTCCTTGCCAAGATAAAGGCTCCTGTAATGGGAGCCTTTATTTATTTTCTTGAAAATGCCTGCGCCTCGTGTTATTCTGGTATGGTAGATAAGGAACAAAACATGAACCCTTTTGCACTGCTAAGTAACTTTCTTGTCGCAAACATGGATTTGCGTGTCACCAAGTATGATGAACTTGAAAAAGGACTTCATGAAAGCAACCGCATAAAGGACACTTGGGACAGAAGTTTCGATATTCCAAAAGGGTCCTTGATTTACATTTCTCGATACACCGCTGATACACTTTCTATTAGTTGCTATACGCCTGATGGAAAGCATGGAAAGGGAAAGATTCCTTTCTCTTCGGTTGAAGATGGAATGTTTTCATTGACTGACGAAACAATCTTTCAATGTAAGTTTCAAAAAGCACTTACTGGTCTTGGTTCCGATATCCTTATTCAATATTTTGAAAAGGAAAAGGAACCTTTGTACGAGGTAACGGTCAATCAAGGTTGTGATAACATTCCTCGCATTTCCACTGTGAGCATTCAAAATCTCTTTTGGGACAGCAATCACGCCTGGCACCTCGTCCAGCGCGATTTTGCTCCATTCGGTGAATTTCCGGATCATCCTCTAAAGGACATTTTTGTGTCCTTGGACATTCTTTATCTTTGTGGTTGGATCGCACTGGAAGATTATAGACACATCGGGACGCAAAAATATACTCTGTTTCCGCGATTTCACAAGTTCAAAGATGTAAAGATTGTTCCATTCCACAATGGATATCTTGAGGCACACAAAATCGTTTCCATAAATGCAAGTACGATCGCCAAGACCTATTTCAAAGAGCAAGCAAAGAAAGCAAAAGTATGACAAAGGCAATTTTCCTTCGTGGACCTTCTGGTTCTGGCAAGAGCACTTGGACAAAAAAGAACTATCCCAATGCCGTTGTTTGTTCGGCTGACGACTTCTTCATCGATCAAAAGACTGGAGAATACAAGTGGGACGGTGATAAGTTGATGATCGCTCACAACGTTTGTCAAGCAAAGTTCAAGAAGGCTTTGATGAACAAGGAACCCGTGGTCGTCGTGGACAACACGATGGTCAAAATTCGTGATATGGAATGGTATTATGAAACGGCAACGAAGTTGGGATACGACGTCGAAGTTGTTGAGTTTCGAAAGCCCTTGAGCACCATCCTTGGGCGCAACACGCACAACGTGCCAGATTTCGCAGTCGAGCGAATGTACCAGACGATGAAGCAAAATCCGATTCCGAAAAACTGGAATGTCAAGGTGACGCAAGTTACCGAGGATTGAAGATGTTTCTCGAAAACTATCCTCGAAAATCAACTATGAAGTTTTGGGATCTTGTCACCGACTCGAACTATAAAGAAGGAGTTTGGTTGAAATATGAAGACCTTGAAAACCCCAAAGAGAGTTTTCAGCTACTTCTAAGCATTGACCATTGGTGGACCTTTTCCCGATTTTTTGGACAAATAAGTATTGTTGAAGACCTTTTGAAGGTAGGATCAGTTGCGCCCACTGTCGGTTCAATCCTTCCAATGAGTACACACAGTTTTCCAGAAGTCAATGAAGGACAAACATGGATTTCTCTTTGTGGAAAAAATGTAGGCTATACAGGCACGAAGCCGCTTTTTTCTGACGGTCCGCTCGGTGTAGGAACAGACCGAGACAAAAAACTTGCTTGTAAGTGGTCGACAACTTTCAAGGAAATTGAAAAACGATACGGATGTGTTCCTGATGGATTTTATCCATTCCTCAACTGCGAAGGGCATAAGTTCAGATATAGTTATATCTCCCTTGCAATTCTGGTTGCTGGTGAATATATCTTTCCGCTTCCTTATGGATTTAATTTTGCGGCGAAGGCTGCACTATTTCCATTTGAAAACGGATTACTTTCGTTTCATAAAAACCTTTTCAAGAAGAGTGACAATGGCAAATCTCTTTTCAAAAGATGAAAATGTTCCTCACATTATGCCCGTGCCGGAAGGTACATTTCGCGCTGTAAGAAAACATGACATTCATCTTGGTGTCGACATTTATATGCCAGAGGGAACCGAAGTAATTTTTCCCTCCACGTTCAAACTTACAGCAACCGATGCAGTCGTAAGAAAGATTGAAACGTTTACTGGTCCAAATTCAACTCCTCCGACACCATGGTGGAATGAAACAAAATCTGTTATTCTTCAATGCAATAATTCTGGCAGATTTTTTATCTTCGGAGAAATCGAAACCTCTCTAAAGGTTGGCGACATGCTCAAGCCTGGTGATGTTGTTGGAACTGTTTCGAAAGTGTTGAAGACCTACAAAGGAATTCCACAATCAATGCTTCATTTTGAAATCTGGAACCATGGGTATGAAACGTTTTTGCAAAGTTGTGATTTTGGACTTTGTTCTGTTTCACTTGAATGGAATAGAAAGGGTTTCATTCTTTCAGGTGAAAGTTTTGACGGAAATACAAAAGAGTATTACTTTGAAGATAAAGAAGACTTGTTTGAGCGTTCATTAATTGGATTTTATCAAAAATGCGTTGATGATGCCGAGATTCTTCTCCAAGATGAAAATGCAGACAACCTCGAAGTCGGAGTTCTTTATGAGGTTGAAAAGGATTTGCAGTTTCATCAGTATTCATATGGGTTTTCCTATCACCGTTCTCCTCGAAAAGGAGAGGCGTTTGTTTACTTAGGAAGGTCTAAAAGAAAAGTTGGAATCGATCAACGAGAGGAAACGGTTTTGCATTTTGCCAATCATGAAGCGGCAGAAATCAAGATCCCGTCATTTAGACTTTCTCACTTTTTGAAAAAGGTTGGTTGAAAACTGCACAGTTTTCAGTTATTGTAAGTTGAGGGCAAATGCAAATTAGACACTATTCAATCATTCGACCATGCACAAAAGATGTAAAGAAGTTCGATCAGGCTCTTCTTGATATCAAGAAGGAAATGCAAGAACTTTGTGAACGAACAAATGGAATCGGACTTTCAGCTTCTCAAGTTGGATTAGAAGAACGTCTTTTCATCTTTCAAAGAGAGAACGGCAATTGGATTCTTGTTTGTAATCCAAAAATGATCCCTCAAAAGAATGAAGGTCTTCAACGTCATGTTGAAGGTTGTCTTTCTGTTCCTAACGAAGCCTTCGAGGTTCGCAGGTGGGCAAAAGTAAATGCATCCTGGCAAGATGAAAACGGAAACTTTGTCGAAGAAGAGCTTTCGGGAAGAAACGCTCAAGTCTTTCAACATGAGTTTGATCATCTTGTAGCTCGTTCTATTGTTGATAGAGCAAAGAGCCAATATCGTTCAAGTCGCTTTGAAGCCTCTCGTCAAAAGAAAAAGAGAAGCAAGAAATGAAATATTTCTTAATTCAAGATCCCTGTCTTTGAAAGGATTTGCATTGAAAGACCCGACGTGCTGGATTCCATATGGAGAAGCCTTTGAAGTAAAGTATGACATATCAATTGATGATGTTAAACATTATGGAATTTTTCCGAAAGACAAACATGGTCATTTTTATCGCTTGGAGCAAGGAATGATTTTTGTGCCGACTTCGTCATTACAACGACATGGATCTTATTTCAACTCAATTGATTATAGACTTGATCAAAACTTTCCTTTGATTATTTCTGGGATTTGTCATCACAAAGGAAGCATAACAACCTTGAATGTTTGGGTCGGTAAAAGGGACGAAACAACTACTCTAATCAAAAAACAACTTTTTGATTTTGTTTTTGAAAGATTACAAAATGACAGAAGTATCTAAGCTCCTTCTATCTCTAAAGCCAGGACAGGTTGTGTACAGAACGGCAGTAAATGAAAATATTGTTCCGGGTCTTTCATTGAGCTCGATAACAGACCGAACAAATCCATTCGTTATAAATCCTGTGGCTCTACAGAGGGGGATTCACCCTTTCGAAGAACATGACCCAATGATTTACTATGGAGAAGGTAAAGCAAAACTTTCAACCCTTTATTATGGTGGTGATGTTATAGAAGAAGATATTGTAGAAAGATATGTAGAAGATATTTTCATTTTCTTACATCATTTCAATAATGCAACTTACCAGTTTAGTTTTAGTAAATCCAGTCTTTACGCCGAAAATTTTCACACTCTATTTTATATTCTTTGATATTCCATCAACAACGTGTTAGGATGAAGTATGGAAAAAAGACATGTCTACATTTTGGGTGGAGGAACGGTTCAACATATTCGTCCACACCTTTCTCTTGCAGCACCCGCTTATGGTTCAACTGCCAAGAAACTTGTTGAAATTGTAAGCATTACAGGACATCCATATGATGTTGGACTTACAAAGATGGCAGGACCTCGGTGGGCAAGTGAATGCATTGGGGAAACAAATGAAGAAGTTGAAAACTGGATTCAAGAAAATATTCTTGGAAACAAGGAACCTTCAATTGTTTTCTTGAACGTCGCTTTTTGCGACTTCCGTGCATCTATTGATGACGGAACTTTTCAGTCAGGAAAACATCTTCCACGTCTAAAGACTTCCGAGGGAAAGAAGTCCATCATTCTCGAACCGACAGAAAAGGTTCTTTCAAAAATCCGAAAAGAACGAAAGGATATCTTTCTTGTTGCTTGGAAGACAACAGCAGGATCTACAAGAGAAGAAATGTTTGAGGCTGGTTTGAAGCTTCTAAAGAAAAACTCTTGCAACCTAGTTTTTGTAAATGACATTCATACTCGTTACAACATGATTGTAACTCCTGAACTTGCTGAGTATGCTTTTTCTCAAGACCGAGAGGCTTCTCTAAAAGAGCTTGTTTACATGGCTCTAAATCGTTCATCTGCCCACTTTACAAGAACCACTTGGAATAAGGGAGAGTTGAAAGAGATTGAAGAAAGTCCAAAAACTCTTCAAGAAGTTCTAAAGAGTTGCATTGAACTTGGAGCCTATCAAGCATTCAATGATGTAACAGTGGGACATTTTGGTTATAGAGATCCAAACTCTTCAAACGTTCTTTGGTCTTCTCGTCGGAAACAAAACTACAATAAAGCAGGTGGGACGGACCTTTGCAAAGTAGAGTTTGATCTCGCAAATAACATGCAGACAGTTACCACTCCAATAGCTTCTATGAAGGCTTCTGCTGGCGCTAGGAGCCAGTTTCACGTCCTTCAAAAATTCAAGGAGCTAGACTGCATCATTCATTTTCACTGCCCTCTAAAGCCCGATTACGATAAAAGAATAGGCATCAGACCCCAACGTCTCTTTGAGTGCGGCTCAACAGAATGTGGATTGAATACAGTCGTAGGTATGTCAAAAATCGACAATGACTTTGCGGTTGTTATGCTTGACAAGCATGGACCAAACATTTGTTTCTCTTCAAAAGCAGACCCAAAGAAAATCGTTGAGTTTATCAAAAACAACTTCGATCTTACAAAAAGAGCAAAATGAATGACAATGTATGTCAAAGAATATCTTCGATCTCTTCCAAAAATTGGAGATATGATCTTTTGCTATGACACGGATCAGTCGAAGAATTACAAAGCTTTCTTTGTTTCAAAGATTGAAGTCGTGATCGACGATGAATACTTTTGGAAAATTGATGGAGCTATTACAAGAAAAGAAGCTGATAAGGTTGAAGAGTTTCTCAACAATCCAAACAAGAAATATCGTAAAAGAGATTTGAAGAACCTGAAATGTTTCAAAAAACACAAGATTCATTTGTTCGGAGGACAAGAAACTGACGTGTTTGTGTTTGACACACTCATGCACAAGAAACATCTATTGGAAATCGACAACAAAAAATTGAAAACCTTTCCAGAGTATGGTTTCGCAAAAGAAGCTGGTGCAAAATGGATTCTTTTCACAGACGTGTAAACCCTGTTCACTTTGATCCTCCGGACAAAGAGCTTTACAAAAGAGCAATCAATTTCTTCTCTCCGGGAGACATTCTAACACTTGAAAGTCATAAGGATAGAAGTATCATTCTCTATCTTCCAAATATAGAAATCAAGTATTTGGAAGATTTTGACAATGTTGAAAGGTTGAACTTTGAAGGTCACAAAGAAAAGCGGATTGATTTAGTCTTTCTTGAAATGAAAGATGATAATGAAAAATTTTCTCATTTCGTAATGGACCCTCCGCAAGGAAATAAAGTTCCCTTGTTTTTCTTCGTGGTCCTAACAAAGGACCTGAAAACTACAGGGAAAATTTGTGTTTGGATGGATTGGTTTCAATCTGGATTTCTTTGGTCCCGAGCTCTAAAAAATGGGAAACTCTTTTGGGATCCTTCTGCTAATCCTAAACTTTGTTGGTGAATGAAATGACGGGAATGGACAAAACAGACGGGTTGATGCTGATATCAAATCCGCAACTATATGAACCCGGGGATTTGCTTTCATTCAAAACTTCCCTTTATTTCACTTACCAATATTGGCGAGACAATACAGGGAAGAAGATAACAGATGAAGAACAGTTTCGATACTTGAAAGGCATTTGTGTCTCAACTGGTGTAAAGTATTTGAAAGAACCAATAGAAATAATGACACTTGTTCTTTCTAAGAAAGCCTCACACAGCAACAGGGGAAGAAGAGTCATTTTGAAATGCTTGAGTGAAATTGAAGAAAAGAATGTTCTGTTCTGCGTAAAGCATATATGGAATTCACAATCTACAAGCATTTCTATAAATCATGAGGAAAAAATAGTTTTTGATCATAATCTTAGCAAATTTTTGTTAATTGAAACAAATACAAACTCTTGACATTTTCCTCAAATCATGGCACAATAGAGGAATGAAAATACTTGTTACAGGCGGTTTGGGTTTTGTTGGATCTCATCTTGTTGATGAACTTTGTAAAGACCCGCGAAATGAAGTTTATGTCATTGACAACCTCTGTTCTGCTTCATCTACTTTAGACAACAGAAACAATAAGGCAACTTATTGGATTGATGATATCCGAAAGTTGACTGTTACAAAAAAGTATGAAGACGAACATTTTGATCTAATTTTTCATCTTGCTGCGCTTGCCAGGATTCAGCCTTCATTCAAAGACCCATTGGAATACATGTCAGTTGATGTATTCGGAACTTCATGTGTCTTGGAATACGCAAGGACAAGACCAAAAGGAAAAGCCAAGGTTGTTTACGCAGGAAGCTCAACGGCTTTTAGCGATGTAAACCTAAATCCATATGCTTTTGCAAAATACACAGGTGAACAAACCTGCAAGATGTATTCAGAGGTCTTCGATGTTTCAACAGTTGTTGCACGCTTCTTCAATGTCTACGGAAACAGACAACCTGCAAGTGGAGACTATGCAACCCTCATAGGCATTTTTGAAAACCTCACAAAGCAAAACAAACCCCTGACGGTAACTGGCAATGGAGAACAACGAAGAGATTTTACTCACGTTTCTGATATTGTTTCAGGGCTCCTTGCTTTGTCAAAGGGATACCATACTGGAGAAGTTTATCAGCTTGGAACAGGAACAAACTATTCAATCAACGAGATTGCAAGAATGTTCAAGGGAATGATTGTTAGAGTTCCAGCAAGACCAGGCGAAGCAAAAGAGACACTTGCAGATATTAGTCTCATGAAGAAATGCTTCAGTTGGCAACCAAAAGTAAACCTTGAAGACTACGTTCAGAATTTCATTCAAAACCTTCAAACTGATGAAATCATGCATCATCCTGTCTAATGCAAATTAAAACGAAAGAATATTCTGTTCGAAGTTTCGAACATTTGCGTCACGAGGAACTTGGTCAACTGGATGTTTTTGATCGTTTTGTTCCCGGATCATTGTGGAACTTTACAGCTTTCAAAGGGGCTTTCATTACCACATCTGGCATGAGTGATGAAGAGTTTTTTGGAACAACATTTATTTATTTGAACAGAGGCGTAAGAGATATTGCAAAATTCTTTCAATTCTCATTGAAGAATATTTCTTTTCTTGAAGTAGATCCGGATAGCCCTATTGTTATATTGGACAAGTATCTAGTTGTTGACAATACAAAACAAAAGGTTCTTACGGAATGGAATTTTGATGGATCTCATGTTCTTCTAATGAATGCGGTCGTGGCTATGAAAGTCCTTCATAAGGAAACCTTCGCTTTCGCAAAGATGAACATCCAAATCCTTTTGGGGAAAAAAGAGGAAAAAGATTGGGAACCCATTACCGAAGAAGTCGCAAAATTTCGGAAAAAGGGATGGGAAGTTTGCCCTGCGATTGTGCTTGATTTTTGGAAGCCCTTGGTATCCGACATGATACCATCCAAGAATGGAACAGAGGATTGTCCCCAAAAGGGGACAAGTGTTTACATGACGAATACTTGATTTTTCCGGCAATTTTATATTACTTGAAAATCAACGCATTCCATGTTATTGTAGAAGCATGATCACGCACTACCTCTACAACGTCCAACTGATGACCACGTACGCATTCATGGAGGGCATGAAGGAAGGCGACCCCATGACCGTTGTGAAGACGGTGGCACGTCCGTCCCCGCAAGACGTCGAGCTTCATTCAGAGGTTTTGCTCTGCGACGACGCTGAGAAGCTTTGGAAAAAGCTTGAGAAAACGGGATATTCCACTTTCGAGGACTTTGTGCAGAAGAACCCCGAATTCTACGGGGCACCTTGTCGCCCACAAAAGACGGCATGTTTTCATTCTGGTCTGGCGAAGTGGGAAAGCGTCGAAAAGATGAAGGAAGCCTTCTTTCGTAGCTTTCACCCCGCGGGATATGGCTCGTATGTCGATGTTTTTTGGACGGGCTTGAACGACGTGGTCTTTTGGAAGGCTTCGCGCACTTCGAGCTGCGACTGAAAAACCCTGAAATTTCACACACAAACAACCGAGGGGATGGGGGCAACAGCCCCCATTTCTTTTTCTGGATATTGGTTGAAAATCGCTTCGAACTGTGTTATAGTGGAAGCATGATGAAGGTTCAAGAATATCTCCTGACGCACTCCTTGAGCGACCTTGCCCGCGAGCACGGCGTTTACGCACGTGTAGCAGACCACAAGTTTTCGCTCAACTACGACCAGATCGAGGCTCGCGACAGCGACGAGATTGCTCAGGAATGTCGCGGACTTGTGTTGACTCCATCCGATCACCGCACGGTTTCGCAGGATGAAATCGTTGGAAACACCCTCGTGATGGCACGTACGATGCGTCGTTTCTTCAACTATGGTCAGGAAGCTGCTGCGAAGGTAGACTTCGACCACAAGGAAACGCGTATCTACGAAAAGTTGGATGGGACGCTTTGCATCCTCTACTTCGATTTCGTGATGCAAAAGTGGTGTGTGGCAACGCGTTCGGTTCCGAACGCTGACCTTCCGATCGACGGGTTCGGAGATTGGACTTTCTCGTCTCTTTTCTGGCATTCGTTGGCAGAAAGCTCGTGTCAGTCGGGGGTGAAGGACTCCGCAAAGCAGAATGAAATTCGTGTTGTGTTGCCCGTTTCAAACGTTCCGGGGCAACGAGAAGTGAAGTTGCAATCCGTCGCTTCGGACTTGACCTTTTGTTTCGAACTTACGACTCCTGAAAATCAGGTCGTGGTTCGTTACGACGATTACAAGGTGACGCTTCTGTCTGTCATCGACAATGTTTATGGGGAAGAGTTTCTGCCGGACGACTATGCATCGATGCTTGGCGTGGAAACTCCTGTTTCGCATCGCTTGTCTTCCGTCACCGAACTGATGGATTTCGTGTCCAATCGCGACCCGAAGGCATTCGAAGGCGTCGTTGTTTGTGACCACAATTTCAATCGTGTGAAGATCAAGTCGGCAGGATATCTTGCCTACAATAAGATCCGCGACAACGTTTTGAAGTCGCCTCGTGCTCTTTTGGAAGTAATTCTCCTCGAAAAGCTCGACGACGTTTCCGTTGTTCTTTCGGACGGGCAGAAGAAGGTCGCGTTCGAAATGGCAGAAAAGTATCGTCAGTTCGTCCACCAACAGAACGAGCTTTTCAACGACCTCTTGGCATACATTGCCGAAGAGAATGAGAAGCTTGGATGGCGCTGGGATTTCGGGGATGCAGAGCAGCGAAAGTGTTTTGCACTCGAAGTACAGCGTCGTAAGGCAAACATCGGACCGATGATGCAGCTTTACAAGCTCAAGTGCGCGAACGTTTGGAAAACGCCGTCGTTCTCGGACTACATAAACGCTCAAAAGGACCCGCAACATGGGTGGTCGAACGCTTTCTTGGATGGGATTCTTTCTCAACTTCCGAAGGATTGATTAATTCTATGATTACTCTTTTTGTGTTTTTGCAGCTTGGAGTCGTTCCTGACATTCAAGCATTGATGGACACCGAGAATGCCATCGTGGCAAGTGCTGATGAAGCACAAACTTTGATTGGTTCAAGAACCACAGAGTTTCGTCTTTGGGGTCGTTATCGAAACAGAGCACGAAATATCCAAAGGGCTTCACGGGCAATCGATGGAATTACAATTCAGCCTGGAGAGGTTTTCTCCTTCAATGAGACTGTTGGACCTCGAACGCTTCGTCGTGGTTATCGCCACGCTCCAGCAATCCTCCGAGGAGAGTTGAGCGAAAGTGTTGGTGGAGGGGTGTGCCAGGTTGCTTCCACAATCTTTGCTGCTGCGCTTGAAGCAGGCATGGATTTTGTTGAGGTTACGCCTCATTCCAGATACATGTCATACATCGATCCGGGCTATGACGCAACAGTCTTCTATGGAAGCAAGGATTTTCGTTTCAGAAACCCGTTTCATTTTCCAGTAACTCTATCAGTTCAGGTTCATGAAAACCAACTGATCGTGGAGTTTTATGGAAAGGAACGTGTATATGATGTCGAGATTGCAATCAATCAGATGGAGTTTGAAGAACGAGAAGTTGTTCGAATTCCAAACGGAAACTTGCCCGAAGGTCGTTGTCGTGTCATTGAACGTGGGACGGATGCTTTGAAGATTAGGCGTTCGGTTCGTTTCATTCCTCTTGTTCAAGGATATGAAGAGCGTATCTGGTTCGACGAAATCCGTTATGAAAGTTCAGATAGAATTCTGGAATGTAACCGATGAACGCTAAATGGGCACAGAAGTTTTATAATGTTTATGAACGGAATGAATTCGTAAACAAAAATGCTCAAAAATTTGTTGATATTCTCTCAAAATATAAAGGACAGCTTATCATTCATAACGTTGAACCAATGATCCTAATAGACATTGGTAAACTAATTGGACCAATTGAAACTGCGCTGGAAGCGACGGTTATTCAAATTCAGCCACTTGATCAAATTGAACGTTTTGTTTTGTTTTTTGATTGGATTTGGCTTCCCACGGAGACGGAAGAAAATATTTGGTTACTCGACATGGTCGAGTAATTTCACATTTGTCGCTTCAAAAGTTCCCAACTTGCACTAAGTCCGGAAACCAATTTTTTCAAGAAACCAGCTCTTGTCAAAGTAATTCTGTTTCTTTCAGCCAAATCTTTGTCAAAGCTTCTGCCTTCTGGTGGCATAACTTCAAGCTCGCCCTCTTCGGCGAGCTTTTTTGCTTCATCAATTGTTTTGGAAATGAAGGTGTCAACTTTCTTGATATAAGAACTTGTTGGGTCTTCTTTTGCTTCATGAAGCTTTGCGCGTACAGTCTTTCTTACAAGACTTTCTAATTGTTTTGATGTTATTTTTGCCATTCAAACCATCTCCAAACGTTCTGCCAAAACTTGACAAAGTTTCTTGCATTGCTCCCAGTCGCCTTTACGCAAGCATTCTTTCATGTCTTCAAGGACAGAAAAACAATATTTTTGTGTTGCTCTTGTTGATGAACGTTCTTCAAGTTGCTCTTGAAGAACATCTCGAATGATCTTTTCCAATCCTTCGTTTGTGAGTTTCTTTTTCATACTTTTTAGCTCCATGAGTGCATGTTGAGGATTAGTTGCCAGAATGCCTCTGCCACCCGCTTTTTGAAAAGCAACAACATTCTCTTTTTTATCATCAATAAGTATTGAGTTCGCTGAAGCAAATGCAGCTTTTTCTTTTCCGGAACGTGTTATATGAACGGGAATGCCTGCTCCAAGATTATTTGCAACCCATCGTTTCTTTCCTTCATGGGCTTCATCAGATTTAGGAGACGCTGTGAGGACTTCAACTTTATAGTGCTTGGAAGCATACTCAAATAGTTCTTTGGCTCCTGGGAGCATTTCTGCTGTTTCCCAAAACTCAATAGAACCAATTGTGTCTGTCGGTTTCAATCCAGTTTTCTTCAACTGACCTCTATAGTCACTCAGAGTTTCATCAAGATCAAAATACACTTTCCATCGTTGTGGTCTTGCAGAAAATACAGACATTTGCTCAAGAAGATTTGGAACTCCTTGAGGCAATTTGGAAACTTCTTTTGAAAACATCTCAGCTATTTCTTTTCGAAACTGTGGATATTTGAACTTTGGTGAATTGAACAATGCTTTCAGTTTTTCGAAAGATTGCATATCTTCCCATTTGACAGAAGAACCAAAAAGAAAGTTAGCTAACTTGTCAGGGTTTGCCGAGATTGGTTTGGAAGAAATTTTCTCGAACTTTTCCTTACCTGTCTTTGTTACTTGTTTTATGACTGTGTCTTTTCTGAACCCATCACGAAAGTTCATTACATATCGTTCAAACTCATTCTCTTTTCCTGTTGGGAAAACAAGACTGTTGAATATGCAATATAACAAAACGTTTCGATATGAAGCTTTGAACTTGCTATCTGCTGGAGCTCCAGAATTAATTCCTGTCATCCATTCGAGATTTCCAATAAAAACATCAATTTGAATTAAGCCAGGCTTACCTTTGATTTGTTTACCTTCTGCATCAAAGGCAGAAATTTGCTTACCAGATTTATCAATCAAAGGAACAAGAAGATGGATTTGAGACAAACCTTTTACTATTCTTGTTGGAGTTGAGACTGTATCCAAATACTTTTTCAACTCTTCAAAAAAGGTGTCCTTGTCTGTTGATTTGATTTTCAAAAATTTTGCCAAATCTTTTACATCAACAGCAATGTCAATATCTCCAAAAAAGTCTTTCAACTTGTTTCCAACAACCTCATAACGCAAACCACCGAAACCCGCAAGTTTCAGTGCATTTGAGATATTCACGTCAAGTAATGGTTTTGGAACAGTGCTGTTGACTTCCGGAAATGCATGTCCACCTTCTTTCAAGATGTTCATGGTTCATGCCTTTGGAATATTTCCGCCTGGTCTTGGAATCGTTGATTGAGCTGGTGTTGCTTTGATTACTTTAGCCGTTTCCTTAGAACCATCATCTTCACGAGGAAATGTAGCCAATTTAGCAACAGCCTCTTGAACTGCTGAAACGACTCTTGATTGCATCTCTTCAACGACGCTTACATACTGCTTTTGAAGAGCCTCATCAAGTGTATCAGGATCAACCAAGTTCAAGGTATCAACAATCTTCTTCTCGAAGTCCATCGTATGCTCTTTTGCAAGCAACGTAAGTTTACGCTTTGCTGAAAGAGTTGCACTTTCGTTCAGCAATCGTTTCTTGAGGCTTTCACGAACCAAGCCTCTCAATTGATTTTCATTCATTTTTATCTTGCTCATTTTTTACCTCAAAAACCTTTTGCGAACATTAGAAGTCTATTTGATACAGCACTTAGAACAATATCATTTTCACTTTGAAGCTGTTGAACAATTGAATTCAACTGTTCAGGTGTTATTGACCTATCTGTGATGATTGACTTCACTACTGTAAGTATTTGCTGAATGTTTTGATTTTCTTCAGCCATTTTCTTTGCTTCTTCAACAGCAAACTCTACTGGATCGGTTGGTTCTTCTGGTTCTTCCGGTGCTTCTTCTCCTGCACCATCTTCACCTTCACCCCCAAAATCTCCTCCGTCATCGCTGCCACCAAAATCGAAGCCTCCGCCTCCGCCACCAAATCCTCCGGACATTCCTCCACCGAAGTCCATATCATCTCCGCCTTCGGTATCTAACTCACCGTCTTCTCCGACGCCAGGTTCACCACCTAAATCTCCAGTAGAAGTATCTCCTCCACCAGCATCAAGGTCAAGACCACCTTCTGCATCAATATCAGCATCTCCGGAAGTATCTGCTCTGGCATCATCAGCGGGAGGTTCGGGAATGTTCAACTCCGGTTCAGGAGCATCTTGCTCTTTCAAAAGAGCCTCTTTCAAAACTCTTTTCAGACGACTGGAAATACTTTCCATTGGCATTCCATTTTGTCTCATTTCACTTTTCCATTCATCCCAAGTATAAAGCAAAACTTCTGGTTCCCACGGGTTCCATTCATCTTCAACAAAATCTTGTGGTTTCTGTTCTGTGGCAACAACTGTTTCGACCTTCAAGTCTGAAGATGGTATCACTCCTTTATAACCTATTGACTCAATTTTGTCAAGGAAAGACGTCATAAAGTCAGGAAGGTCCGAAATCAAATAGCCTCCAGAAACAGAACCATCGATTTCATTTCTCAAACTATCTTCATCAACAACGATCCTTGAATAGTCTTTTAGGGCTGAACCTCTAATTCTTAGAACGACGCCGGGAACATCAAATCTTGCAAGAAGAGTTTCAGCAATATCCTCAGCATATTCTTTGTCTGCTGTGAGATATACGGCATTTTGTAAATCAAAATTGAGTTGTGTCCAACCTTCACCTTGAGCTGCGCTCTTTGATGGTTTCAATCCTGTTGATAAAATTGATTTCAAATGCTTCATTGAAGTAGCATGAAACCAATCAACATCACTAATCTCTTCAAGAACTTCGAACTTGAATGATTGAAACTCTTGTTCCTTTTCTCTGTCTCTTGTCCATGAAGGAGATTTTCCTTGAATGGTCTTTGCTTTTGCAACCACATCTTTCAAAGTTCCAAGAAATTCAACTTGACCATCTCTTTTGAAATATTCAATTTTTGCGTTGTTTAGTTCCGGAAGATACTTTGATGTTGTGATTAGTGCTCTTGATGCTCTTGGATCACGAAAAACGTTTGAATAAACAGTGATTGTTTTTCTGTCCGCTGACAATTCAAGCAGAGAACTTGCTTCTCTTTGAGTCGGTCTACTAGGCATCCAAATGCCTTTGTCTTTTGTCTGAGGGTATTCGGCATAAGCTTCTTTTGTTAGTCCCTCTGGGTGAAAGAAGAGTGTCTTGGCTTTCTTGAAGTAATAACGAAAGAATTCAGGACCAAGTTCAGGGTGAAGACCCCAGTTTGAACTGCCTTCAATTTGTTCTTTCAACTTTACTTTATTCTTTGTAGGTGACATGCTATAGTAAATAGTATAAGGAGTTTCTTATGAGTGATATTGACAAACTATATGAAGAAATAAAGAAAGAAAAAGAAGAAGAACTGCAAGAGAAATTGAATGTTTCACCTGAAGAATCGGAGCCATCTGTGCAACTTAGAAAGAAAACTTGCTTTCTTTTAGAAGCTGCATATCTTGCATCATTAGATACAAAAGATATTCTTTTGAAGTCTGTCCTTGAAGAAACTATTACAATTCTTTGGAACTGGTTACCAGAAGATGTAAAGGCGGCGACAATGAAAGAAAGAACTCTCGGTGGTGTTCCAGCATCGTCTATAAATCCGTTAGACTGTTGGAAATCTTCGTTTCCAAATCAATCTGTCGCCAATAACATTTGGGATTATTTGAACAAAGACGAAGAACTCGAAGATATACAAAAATCTATTGATGAAGCAACTCAAAATCTAGAGTCAAGGATCGAAGCTCTTGAACTTGCAATGCTTAATTTGGCAGAAAAGCTCAAACCTCTAATTCTTCCTGAAGGAACGAAATGATCTCCTTGTAAGGTGAAACCTGTTTCCATTTGTGCTTTTCAATTTTTCTTTCAAACCATTTTCCTGTTACCTTTTTGAAAGGTAACGCAAAGTAATAAGTTCCAGTTGACATTCTTTCCTGGAACTTTTCTTTTGCCCATTCCTCATTCTCTTTCATTTGATGTTGATCCCAAACATATTGTGCCCAAATCAAATCAACAAGGTAGGCGCGAAATTCTAAACGAGCTCTCCAATAAGCAGGAAGTGGGAATAAAAAGATTACAGTTGGAATCAAAAACCAAGCATTCCAAAGAACTAGAGATAGCAATAAGAAAAGAATTGAGAGTATTTGTGGAAATAGGTACGCAAGGGAAAAACGAACGCCCATGGTTGCTCTATCATACAGATGAACCGTTTCATGAGCCACCGATTTCAAGCCATGAAGCATATCTACATTTTCATAAAAACTATCTGGAACATAAATGGTTTTCCCAATAGCCTGATACATACGATCAAACTCTTTAATTCTCAGAATCTTTACTGCTACAAAGCGAGCCACATGAAATCTAAAATCAGTGGCTTCTTTTTTTGTTTTGATTTCAGCATCAGGAACAAACTTTCTTGTAACCTTGTTTAGAAAGCGTCTGCTAAATTCGTAAATGACCGTATCGTTTATCCTGTTATTCATCACAGAACTCCTATTGAAACATATTCGTAAATATTGCACAATGAGGAGGTATGGCTACTCTTTTGCTATCAAATAAAACTACTGGTCTTAATTCACATTTACGTTCCTACAAAGATGGAAGTTCCATGTTTTGTAATGATATTCTGAGTTCTGATATCATTGTGAATAGTAAAGACTGGTTTCAATATCTGAAAACAACGTGCAAGGAAGCCCCATCTCTTCTTCCTGAAACTCAAAGAAAAGCTCTTGAGACTGTTTTGAGAGAAGAAGAGATTATGGTTGAGAACCTTCCAGCTTTTCTTCTCTTATCAAAAGAAGAGTATCAAACAAACCTTCATCGTTACATGAAAGAACTCATTTCTTTCTTTGCACTCAATCCTGCAACTTACTTTTTTGACTTCTTCAAAAAAGAAGTAGACCTTCTTGAAAAAATGCAGGGTGCTTACATCTCCGAGGACTTGTATCACAAATATAGAATACAGGATACTCAGGGACTAGTTTCCACATTCTCTCCAAATAGAGATGGCTTTGCAAAACCTGTGAAGTATGACAGTTTCAAAAGCCCAACAGGAAGATTGGTTGTTACAGAAGGTCCTCATATCCTAACAATCAACAAGACCTATCGGAACATGGTTCAGACTTCCTTTGAAAAGGGAGCAATCGTATCGATCGATTACGTTGCTCTTGAACCAAGTGTGCTCCTTGGAAGAACATCTAGTGCTCTCTCTAATTGGTTATCTTCCACTCAAGGATCCACAAACTCAAAACCACATGATATCTACCAGCAAGTGGCTGATATTCTGTTTCAACGAAATCTACTCCGTACACCTATCGATCGCTCAGAAGCAAAATCTATAACCCTCAGAACGCTCTATGGAGCTCAGGAAGATTTAATTGGGCAGATACTCCAAGGTAAAAGTTCTGTGCCTCTACACGATTTCCTATTTGAACTGAGAGAGCTTTTTGGCATCAACCAACTGATGAACCAACTTCAATCAGAACGTCGGATGAGAAATAATGGTGGAAAATACATTACAAATCATTTTGAAAGAAGAATACCTACAGAAGGTGTCGAAGATTATAAGTTAGTAAACTATTGGACACAATCAACTGCTGTCGATGTTGCTCTTCTTGGATTCGCTTCATTGATAGAAGATTTGAATCCAGAAGAAGTAAGACCTTTGTTTGTATTGCATGATGCAATATTTTTGGATGTAAGTCTATCTGCTGTTTCGAAACTAAAGTCAGCTATCAACAAAGCCAAAACCGTCCCACTTTTTCCAAATTCACACTTCCACTTGAAACTCTCGGTAGAAAGTCAATCACAATAAAAAGTTATTGACAAAATTTGAAAGGAAAAGTGTAGTGAGGCACAATGAAATTGTTCATAGGGAAAGACATTCAAGCCGAAATAACCTATAATAGAAGAACGTTGGATTGTTCCAACCCCTTACAAATAGAAAGATAAAATATAATGACTGGATATAACCTTGATGCAATTCGTGACAAACTGAAACAAATGACAAAGACTGGTTCAAGTGAGAAATCTGAACTTCCAAAGTTCAAATATTTCAAGCCTGAACTTGGAAACGTTGATATCCGTTTCCTTCCTTACAAGGATGAGAAAGGACAACCTTTCCAAGAGGTAGTTTACTACCAAAACAAGAAGCTTACTGAGCAAAGAGTTGTTGCTCCTGCACAATATGGATTGGAAGATCCAATTGCTTCATTAGAACAGGAGATGCGTTCTGATCGTTCTAATGAGTCGTGGGAAATCCGTAAGTGTCTCAATCCTACATCACGCTTTTACGCTCCTGTGATTGTTCGTGGTCGTGAGGACGAAGGCATTATGCTTTGGGAGATTTCTTCGAAGCTTGTGCAAGACATTTACGCAACCCTTTGTCATGAGGATTACGCAACTGAAAACTTGATGGATCCATATTCGGGATATGATTGGACTGTGTCTGCTGTTGACAGTGGAAAGAAGTTCAACGGATTCGCTGTGAAAGAAATCAAACTTCAACCGCGTCGAAAGGCATCACCACTCTTCGTGAATGGCAAGAATGCTGATAAGGCAAGGATTGAAAAGACCTTGGAAGAAATTCCAAATCTTGGCGAACATTTCCGTAAGCTTGTTCCGGGAACTGAAAAGTTGAAGACAATCATCGAAAACTTCCTCAATGGTCCAAAGGACAGTGAGGTTGATTCTGAGGTTTCTGCTGGTGGTGTGGAGCATGGTACTTCTGGAGACGGAAAGACCGCTGCAACCAAGAGCAAAATTGATAGCGCCTTTGATGATCTAGAAAACGTGTTCTGATCTTCTTGTTGTTCTTTGATGGAAAAGCCTCCGCTGAGTCGGGGGCTTTTTCTTTGTCAATCTTTCTTTTTCAACAAATCAAGAAAGTTCAAGCTTTCAGTTGAAAGCAACAAAGCCTATTGTTATGATGATTGTACCCAAAAGGAATAACATACATGGTAAAAAAGAAAGAAGAAACAACCTCTACATCTATCGCATCAAACAACATTGACGACTTCACAAACGAGCTTATCAAAGAGATCAACAAGAAGCATCAAGATAAAATTGCCTTCAATCTTGGTTCGGATGCAGCTCCAACAAACATCAATCGTTGGATCTCAACAGGATCAAGAATGCTTGACGCTGTTGTTTCAAACACTTCAAAAGGTGGATTGCCAGAAGGAAGAATTGTTGAAATCCAAGGACCACCGTCGATTGGAAAATCGCACATTGGATTTGAGCTTGCAAAGAGTACACAACGCCATGGCGGCATTGTTGTCTACATTGACACAGAGAATGCAACGTCGCTTGATAACCTTCGAGGTCTAGGCATCAAGGTTAATTCACAATTCGTTTTCGTCCAAACAGCTTGCACAGAAGAAATCTTCGAGGTTGCTGAACAGGCAATCATGAAAGCTCGTCAGCTAAAGAAAGACGTTCCTGTTACAATCATTTGGGATAGCGTTGCTGCTTCTTCACCAAAGGCTGAACTTGAAGGAGATTATGATCAAAACTCAATCGGTCTTCAAGCTCGTGTTCTTGGAAAAGGTCTTCGTAAGATCACGCAGTTGATTGCGAACCAAAAAGTTCTCTTCGTGCTCTTCAACCAGCAACGTCAGAAGATCGGTGTTATGTATGGAGATCCAACAACAACGCCAGGCGGAGCCGCAATTCCATATGCATGTTCAACGCGTATTCGTCTCTATGGTGGTTCTCATATTCAAGATGATAAGACCAAAGAGGTTATTGGAATTGCTGTAAAGGCAAAGACAATCAAAAACAAAGTTGCTCGCCCTTTCCGCGAAGCAGAGTTCGAAATTCACTTTGGTGTTGGCGTTCGTGAAGACCAACAAGCTTTCGATGCACTTCGCCGTTGGTGTGATGCAAACGGTCCAGTTGAAATGCCGAATGGAGAAAAAGTCTCTGTTGCAGGAACGGGAGCGTGGAAGACCTTTATTGTCACAGATGCCAAAGGCAATACTGTTGTTGAAGAAAAGTGGCAAGGTAAAGCCGATTTCGGAAGCCGCGTTTACTACAATCCTCAATATGAGAAGTATGTCACGGCTCTTCTGGATGCATCCTTTATTGTATCTGCTGAAAATGACAGAGAGCACCCAACATATGTTGATGTTGACACTGAAAGTTATGAAGACTTTCGTTCACTTGCCTCAAGTTGAAGTTGATTATGATGACCGGATCGGTGCGGAGTATTCTGGCAGTTCAAAGTTTCTCTGTCGAAGAACTTGAACCTTACATAACTGACGTTGAAGGCGAAGTTTCACTAAGTAACCTAAATCAAAAAATCTTTGATACTGGTATAGACATTCACCGAAAATATGGTCGAAGATCCGGAGACATCTGTTTGATTTCTCCAGATTTGGAGCTTTTTTTCTTAGAGGAAAATTCTCTTTTCAATGAAGCTCTTGGTGAGGCAAAACTTTTGGAGTTGAAAAAAATTGGAGTCAATCCTGAAAACTCTAAAGTCCTTGGCATTCTTAATTCAAGATTTGTTGTGCATGTTTGTTTTGACTTGCAGCCTAACACTGTAATTGTTGGAAATAAAGGTGAAGGTTTAGAAACAAAATACATCATATATGATGGCAGTCAAGACCTTCCAATTTTAGATATCAAAATATCTAATGAAAAACAATTTGCAAAAGGATTCTGTAGTAATCCACATCGCATAAAGGTAAAACGATGAAGTATCGAGAAGACTATAAAACAAATGACAAAGCATGGTATGAACCCGTTCCAAATCTAACATCAAACGTTGAACTTGAAGTGAAGTTTTTCAAGTGTCATCCAGAAGCAAAGCTTCCTGAGAGAGCAAATGAGGATGATGCAGGGTGGGATCTTTTTTCAACCGAAGAAGTTGTTTGGCGTCACGACGCCCGACCACAAACTGCTCCAACCGGCTTGAAAATGGTGATCCCGTCAGGATGGGAAGCTCAAGTAAGACCTAGATCAGGAATGTCTTTGAAAGGTTTGACTGTTTGCAACAGCCCTGGAACTATTGATGCTGGATACCGTGGCGAAATCAAGGTTATTGTTGCCCCAACAAATGTCAACACCAATGCATCAAACAGTTTTCCAATCATCATTCCAAAGGGCACCAAAATTGCCCAGCTTGTTTTCAAGAGAGTTCCACAAACTTCTATCAAAGAAATAAGTGAAGAAGAGTTTGAAAAACTCTCAAACACCACTCGTGGTGAAGGCGGATTTGGAAGTACAGGACAATGAGCAAAAACCTTGCAGAAAAGGTTCTTGAAGAACTAACCCCAGGAACCATGTTTCGGGGGTTTTTTCTTGTCGGATTTGATCCAAATGATGGGCGGAAATGGTATTTCAATCTCGATGACAAAGAGCAAAACACGAGGGAAGAGAATTCGTCTGTTTACTATCCAACCTCAATAAGATACTTCAAATCAACAATTGAAAAGGTAAATGTCTATTCGTTATCATTTGTTGATGGAACTGAACTTGGGTTGATACTTGATGTTCAGAACATAGCAAACCTAGAAGAAGGACCAGTGACTACTTGGTATGGCTCCAAAATTCAAACAAAATCACAAAAGATTTTTGCTGTCGAATGTTTCCTAATTGAAAATTCGCATATTGGAACTTTCTTGATTTTGGTTGATGAAACAAAGAAAAGTGTGTATGTGATATGAACAATAACGACCAAAGACCAATTGTTGTAATTGATGGAATGAATCTTTTCATTCGATACTTTGCTGTAAATGAAACAATGAGCGCCGAAGGCAACTGCGTTGGTGGCACAATTGGTTTCATCAAAGCTGTGAATGGGATAATTGAAACGTGGAACCCTTCAAAAGTTTTCATTGCCTGGGAAAAGGGCGGAGGCTCTGAAAGACGGAAGAGAATATTCCCCGAATACAAAGCAAATCGTGCCAAGTCAAAGGTTTTTGACGAACTCTCACCAGCCCGCTCAGGTCGTCTTCATATGGATGACACCGAGAACAGACAATATCAGCAACTTCTTTTGATCAATCTCTTGAAGAAAACACCAATACGACAACTGTACCTCCGCGAGATCGAGGCGGATGACATTATCTCTTTTGTCGTTTCTTCCAAATTCAAAAACTCAAAGGCAAAAAAAGTCATCGTATCAAGTGACAAAGATTACTACCAGTTGTTGGATGATGAAAATGTTGTTGTTTATGATCCAGCAACAAGGAGCATCGTGACAAAAAAAGAAGTCAAAGAAAAGTTTGGAATAGAGGCTCGAAACTTTTGTGTTGCTCGCGCTTTTGTGGGAGATAGTTCCGACAACATTCCCGGTGTTGATGGTGTTGGTATGAAAACTATTTCAAAAAGATTTCCTTGTTTGGCTGAAGATAGAGATGTCTATATCCAAGAAGTTCTTGACCTTGCAAAAAAAGAAATGGACAGTGGTTCAAAGATAAAGGTGCATGGGCTAATCTTAGAGGCTAAGGAAGACGTCTTGAGGAACTGGGAGTTGATGTACCTTCGGGACCTGAATATCTCAGCAACTCAATGTCAAAAACTTGAATGGCAAATCGATAATGAAGAAAGAGTATCAGATAAATTTTCCTTCATAAAGGAGCTGATTGCATCAAAAATACCCGTAAATTTTGATGTAGACCGATTGTTCAGAAATCTGAACAATGTAAATTTGTGACAGGAATTTTTTCACTGAGCCCTCTCTTTATTCCTACCGATGGCTGAAATCAAATCCCGTTTCGCTTGCCAGCGAGCGGCTTTCTATTCCCTTTTTGAAGGTGGAGAACCAAATGAACTTAGTAGATGAACAGATGATTGAAGAAATAAACGAAGAAACCATACAGCCAGACGACGACGAAAAACAGCAGAAAAAGCATTTCTCATTTGATAGGAACTTCCAAGAGAAGATTGTTCAAGTTCTATTTCATGATAAGGCATGGGCATCTCAAATCCAAGAAATCTTGGATCCATCCTTCTTTGAATATGCGTACCTGCAAGTCATAACACAGATTTATTTCAACTACAACAACAAATACAGAGAATATCCTTCAATTGAACTTCTTAGCACATTGATTGCAGAAAGTTTCAAGTTGAAGAAGATCAAGACAGATCAGTTGTTGATTGCTCAAGTTAGAGCATTTCTTCCTAAGTTAGTTGAACCAACTAATGTTGGTGACTTTGCTTTTGTAAAAGAGAAAACAACCGACTTCTGTAAAAGAGTCGTTCTTCAACAAGCTCTCGAAGTATCTGTTTCCAACATTCAAAGAGGAGACTATGACGGCGTTGCTGAAACAATTAGAAAAGCCCTTGCAAAAGGAATGACTAATACAAAGGGTTTGGATTTGTTCAACCCAGCAGACATTGATGCAAGATACAATGGAGTATTTCGTAGAACAATTCCAACTGGTCTTGATGAACTTGATGGCAGAACCATTTTGAATGGTGGTCTTGGTCAAGGTGAGATTGGATTTGTTGTTGCTATGTCAGGTGTTGGTAAGAGCCATCTTCTTACTCACTTTGGAGCTGAAGCAATGCGTCGTGGTTTCAATGTTCTTCACTACACATTTGAGTTGAATGAAGGTGCTATTGCTATTCGATATGACTCAAACTTGATTGGTGTTGATTCATCTTATTGCTTTGAACACAAAGAAGCAATCAAGAAGATGTATGAAGACAACAAGGACGTGTTTGGACGTTTGATTATCAAGCATTATCCAACAAACCAAGCGAATGTAAACGTTCTTCGAGGACACATTGAAAAGTTGAAGACCGACGGATTCTCGCCGGATCTCATTCTTGTGGACTATGCTGGCATCATGCGTTCAACTGAAAAGAGCGATCTTCTTCGTATTGAGTTGAAGAAGATTACGGAAGAGCTTCGAGCTTTGGCAGACGAAGTGCGTGTTCCTCTTTGGACAGCTCTTCAAGCTAACAAGGAAGCCGCAGGAAATGATATTGTTGACATGACAAACATGGCAGAGAGCTTTGCTCAAGCTGCGGCAGCAGATTTTATTCTTGGTCTTGCAAGAAAGTCAGAGCAAAAATCGACAGGTATTGGAACGTTGTTCATTGCCAAGAACAGAGCAGGAAAAGATGGATTGAAGTTCAATATTCATCTTGACACAGCTCAATCAAGATTGCGATTTCTGAATAGTTCAGAAACACCTACATCTGGATATACTTCAAAAGCTGGAAAAGAAGCTTGGAAGCGAATTCAAGATGGACTCGATGGTACTTCTATGAAGTTAGAAAATTTGTGAGTTGAGAAGAGATGGAATACAAAGAAGCGTTTGATTTAGCAAAACAATATTTCAAGGGAGATGACCTTGCGGCAACTGTTTTCCTTGGAAAGTATGCCTTGAAATCACCAAAAGGTGATATTGAAGAGCCAACACCAGAATACATGCATCGACGTCTTGCAAAAGAATTTGCAAGAATTGAAGCAAAATATCCGAATCCAATGAGTGAAGAGGAAATCTTTGGTTTGTTCAAAGACTTCAAGTATGTTGTTCCGCAAGGCTCACCGATGGCAGGTATTGGAAATCCATATCAGGTAATGAGCCTTTCAAACTG